CCAGCCGCGCGATCCGTCGCGTGAGGGCGCCGCGCAGATCGTCAACGTAGGCGTTGGTGCCGTTGCTCACGACGGGCCGCCGACGGTGCGCGCCCGTTCTTCCAGCGCGTCGAGCCGCTCCTTGACTTCGGTCAGGTCGTCAGCAACAAAGACCACGGCGGATGCGGACTGTGAGGCTGCACGGCCAATGATGAGCGCCAGCAGATCCGCGATGAGCTGCGCGATCTCGGTCGTGAGTTCCGTAATCGCATCATCCGCCGCGCTTGATGCGGCCCGCCGAATGACGAGGTGCAAAAGCCCCGCGATCCGCGCCCCGATCTCGGTCGTGAGTGCGGTAATCGCGTCAACACCTAGCGCAGATGTGCTACCCTGATCATCCGGTAGAATGTCCATGCATGCCGCGCCTCCACGCGGTGTGTACGCGGCGGGTCGTTGGCGCGGCCCGTCGCGGCTCGGCTCCCCGCTATGCCTTTTCGATCCAGTGCCAGGTGCGCGCCACTGGCACCTCGGAGTATTCGACCGATGTGACCCACACCGAACCATTGTACTTGGGGTAGTCGTTTGTCCCGTCCACGAACACCTGAAGGTTGGCATACCCGTTCGCGGGCGGCGAGCCGTCCCCTTGCCGCCACACCTTGACTACCATCGCCGGCCGGTGTTCGCCGGCGTGTGGACCATCGGGCAGCACATAATGGACGATGCGACCTTCCGTAAGTCCTTCCATGATTACCCCTCCAAACCATCCAGATGCACGAAGCCGCGCGAATCCCTCAAGTGCGCGGTCCCATCCGCCGGATAGATCATATCGATCTCAATGGGATCGTTCGGGCCAAGGTAGCCCGCGATCGGTCCATTCCCACTCTGGCGCTGATAAATCGGCAAGCCCAGCACCTTGCGCGGCCCAAGCCGGTTGCGGCCGGAGTAGAGTGCCGCGATCCAGGCGTGCAACTCCTCATCCAACCAATCGGTCGGATCAGGCTTGCGGCCAGGTGCAATCCAGCGGTGCGCGGCCACCATCCGTTGCGGGATGTCGTAGCGTTCGATCAGCAGCAGGCAGAGTTGCCGCAGCGCCTCACGCTGCACGGCGGGCCACGTCTGACCGCGCTTATGCTCAGTTTCGATCCCAATGCTGTGATCGCGGATACTCGCGCTCCCCCGGCCCAACCAGGAGGATGCCCCCGCGTGCCAGGCGGCAAACCGAGGATCGACTAGTTCGTAGACGTTGCCCGCACGATCGACATAGTAGTGTGAGGAAACACGATCCTCGATCGGAACGCGATTATTGAGGAGGGTTGCGAGGTCCGACGCCTTCGTGCCCTCTCCCGTGTGGAGGATCAGCATATCGATATCGGCGCCTAATCGATCGCTGTGGTTGGGGCTGCGGTGACTCGTGGTGTCGATCGTGAGGGTCATGGCGCCCGGCTCCATAGGTCGCTGTCGGGTCTTTCAACCCGCCGGGCCGCACGTTCTCAGTATAGCGATAGATGTTCGCTATGTCAACCACGCAGGACTATCGTAGGAGCCTATGGTATCATAGCAGAAACCCAGGCCCCGCCGGCGAAGAGCCGCACACGTTCGCGCTGGCGGGGCCTGGGGGTTAGGGATGAGGGTTGAGGGAACCTACCCACTGTTGCGCCAGATCGTATGCCTGGCGCAACGAACTCTCGCTGTAGACGGCATCGCTGGAGGAGAAGACCTTGCCGTTCTCCTCAGCATAGTGCGCGAGCGTCCAGCCCTGGCGGTTCTGCGCGCGGGCCTCGTCCATGGTCATCGGCCAGCGCACGCGGATCACGTGCGCTACCAGTTCTACCGGGGCGAGCTTGATCGCCAGACGCATCGGGATAACCTCTGTCGTCACCTGCAAAAGTTGCTGATGTAGCGCTGATCTATCCATAGCCATCTCCTTTTGACGATACTTCTGATCTGGGGGGTACCGCTCGATGTCCCCCTGTCTGAGTAGCCAGGACCCCCCAAACTGCCGCCCGATTCTGTATTTCTCGTGCAGCCGCGCGATGTGGGCGCGGGCGTGATAGTCCGCTGCTGCCCCCACTGAACGCTCATCCCATGTCTCCTTTCAAAGCTACCGCATCGGGTAGCGCCCACGCCACACCGCCAGCACCGCGCTCAAGGTCGTCTCGGCTGCCCCATCGACCACCCGGTAGAGCGTGGCTTTCCCGTGATTGTGTCCCGCGTACCCCGTCGCGCACCAGCCCTCGACACCGGGCTCGTAGCCCAGGCTGGCATCCACGACCAGGCCGGCGATGTCTTGGAGCCGCGCCTCCCAGCGCACGACCAGGATACCGAGGATCGGCGGTTCAGCGAGGTAGTAGACCCGGCCGCGCGCCAGGCGGTTGAGGCGTAGGGCGGAGAGGGCGGGCGAGTCAATCAGGAGGTTCATTCAGCCTTCATCCGTCGTCCGGTCGGACTCTCGATCTTTCCATCCAGGTAGTCTTGCCACCGCTCCAGACACCCCCGCCGGTAAGCGACCCCATCGGCATAGTGTGCCTGTGTCCGACCATCCATCCGCTCCACGCGAGCGATGTACTCGCGCATCTCAGAGAGTCGCACCGCGCGGGCATAGCGGCGATTCGCCTCCAGGTCGGAGCGGCTGTCAGGGAGCGGAACGTACCAGGGGTCAGTCTTTTTGAGGGCCACGTTTGATTTCCTCTCCGATCAGATGCTCAATCATTTCATCTGGAGAGTGTACCCCATCGATTTGCCGCAGCATCAATTGCTGGAGTTGCGCCGCCGCCTTGATCGAGATGCGGATCGCGATCTTGTCCTTCCACGCCTTGCGATCCGTCAGCGACTTGGGCGGGCGGCCTCCAGGGTTCTTGATGCGGAGGCCGCCTCGCTTCGATTTCTCTTTAGCCATCGATACCCGCCTGATCGCTATACAAGCCAGGGGCGCGATAGTTTGGATCAAGGAGTTGCTCACCCCGTTCGGTCAGGGCGTAGGATGCGGATCGGTATCCGCGCTCACCGCCATCCTCGGTGTGGCGCGTCGCGAAGCGGAGTTCGACCAGGCGGTCCCACACCGCGCGACTCCACGGTTCCGCCTGTTGCACCAACGCGCGGGCCTCCTCCTCTGCCTCCTGCTCTTTCGCCGCGTCGCGGGCAGCGTTTCGCTGGCGGGCCGCATCCAGCAGCACGCGGTAGGGCGCTGGAGGTGCGTCGGGGTTGTCGGCGTGGTCGCCGTCGCCAAAGATGGCGAAGAAGAGCGAGGTATTACTGTCCAGACCGGCAGCCTGCATGATTGCCGCCTCACTGTAGTAGCCGTTCTCGCGCAGGTACGGTGTCAGTTCCGCATCACTGATCTGCTGGGCCTGTTGCTGCTGGGCATTGCGCGCCGCGTGCTTTACCGCGCGTTGGCGATTGCCCCAGCGATTCCAGGCAATGCTCTCGAAATTGTGGTCATAGGCCACGCCCTGCGCCCGCAGATCCTTGACCAGTTGCGGGACGTTCTCATGCACCTCAAACTGGCGCACCAGTTCTGCCGAAACGCCGTACCGCTCGGCAGCAAAGGCGATCCATTCCTCAATGCTCATCTCAACTGCTGGTTTCATTGCCTTGCTCCTTGTTTGCTTTTATCAATTCCTATACTGAGCATTATACAGGCAATGTTAGGTTTTGTCAATACCAAAACTGGCCCGCTCGCCCGTCCATAACAGGTCAGGACGGCTCATTTTCCCGCCACACCACCGCGACGATCGCGCCGCGCTCAACGCGCGCCTGGTAGCGCCCGCCCATCAGTCCCAGCGCGACTGCCGCCTCTTCCCCGATCGACAGGCGCGGCTTGGCCCGCTGCGGATAGTTGACCTTGCGGATCTTTGCGCCTGGCGAGATGCGCGGATCGCCCACCTGATAGAGGATCAGGCCGCCATCCCCCACGCGCTCGATCACGAGTTGGTGGGGGTAGCCGAGCCCCGCCAGTAAGCTCGGAGATGGTCAGTTGGCGACTCCGCGCGTCCCAGCGGAGGATACCGACAGGTGCGCTCACAGCACAAACTCCCCCGTAGCTGGACTCACCGGCGCGACAACCGCCACTCATCAGCCGTTTGATTGATCGCCTGCTTTCCAGCAGGCGAGGCCGTCGCCCAAACCCAGTCCTGATGCCATCGCGTCGCCGCCTGGATAGCAGCAACGGCCTGGGTCACATCAACGCTCGGATCGGTGGGGACCCGCGTTCGCTGCGCCCACCGCACGACACGGCCCGCCATGTCCGACACGGCGTAGCGATCAAGCGAGGACTGGGCCACGTCCCAAGCCCGCCGAAGCTCTCCCAGAGCCGTCTCCAGCGCTTCCAGTTTCTCCGCCGCTGTCCGACACTCCTGATAGATATTGATGTTCATCCCAATTCCCCTCGCCGCATCGCGCGGCACTCGTCATCATCCGCGTTGCGCCCACTCTCGCGCGCTCGCCAGCAGATCGCGCGCCTCGTCCGTCGAGCCCTGATATATCCCGCCGATCGCGGCGGGTGAGAACATGCGCATGGCATAAAACAACGCCATGCCGGCGGCCTCGTTTCCGTTGAGGCGGAGCCGCCAGGCATCGTAGCACCGCCGATCGCGACCAGTCACGACTAGTACCTTCTCGTAAATCTCGGCCTGGTCTGGCGTAAACAAGTGCGCTACGGGCTGTAGCGCGCTCTTCGCCTGCTGCAACATCTCGTTCATCTCATGCTCCTTGCCGCACTCAGGCGGCACTACAACACAAACTCCCCCGGCGGCCCCGCGCCCCGCTCCGCCAGCATCTCGTCAACGATCGCCGCCGCGACTCTGCGCTCGTCCGCCGGCAGCAGTGCGTCTCTGAGGCCGAGCCTGACCAGGCCGGGCTGGGCGTCGTAGCGGCGGGTGAGGGCGTCAAGGAGCGCCTGGCCGTCTGGGAAACCGAGATCGGCGGCGAGCTGGGCGAAGGCTTCCGCTTCTTCCGGGGTTGCCAGGCGGAAGCGCTGGCGCGGCGGGCCGAGCTTCTTGCCTGGCCCTGGCTCGCGTTTTCCGCCGTTGTTGGGGCGGCTACCTGGCGTTGAGCCGCCCCGCCTGTTACCTGTCATTCCTCGTCCTGCGGGCCACAACCGGGGATATAGACCCCATCGATCATGACCTCGTGGCTGCTCATATCAGAGAGTGAAACCCGATAGACCTTGCCCTGATAGCGCGCCCAACAGGGCAGCGCGGTGTCGTCTACCTCTACCCGCGTCCCAGCGGGAATGACGATCTCGCCGTTCCGACCTCGGATATGATCCACTGTCTCGTTTGTGACCCCGTTGAAAGTGACTGGCATAGCTGGACTCCTTTTTACTACTCACTCAACCGTCGCCTCTCAGGCACTAGCGCACCAACCGGATGTCCCAGTGGATCGCGCCGCCAAGTTCGATCTTGCCGCCTTCGGGCGCATAGGCGTACACCACCGCGTCTTCGATCTCGACCTCCTTACCGACCTGGACCAGCGAGACGGAGAGCCAGCGTCGCTGGCCGTTTTTCGGCGTGATTTCAATCTCTGTAACTGCGCGCGGGCAGCCGAGATCACGGAGGATGTCACGCGCGCCAGGGATCGGCTCCTGAACCCATCCACTGGTGGGGATCTTTACTTCGATTGCCATTTTCTTGCCTTTCGCACTTGCTTTCCTAACTGATTGAATTATACACTGTTCAATCACAGATTGCAACCCCCACTTCCCACTCCCGACAGGTCAGGACAGCCCACCTTTCAACCACTCCCCCGCCCACTGAAACCGCGCCCCCGCCGCCCGCGCGGCTGCTTCGTCGCCTCACATGAACTGATCGAACTCTTGCCGCGAACACGGAATCACGATCGTGGCGGGGCCGTCGCCCGCTTGCGCCGCGCGGAGTTGCTCTAGGAAGGCTGGGCGGGCGAGATACGAGAGACTGAAGCGCCGCCCAAGCTCCTTCATCGGCAACATGCCGAGCCGGCCCAGCACTTCCGCGCGGGTCAGCTCTTGCCGAGAAAGCGCCAGGGGGAGTAGCCGCTGCTCTTGCGCGCTCGTCAGGAGTAGCGCCAGGTCGATCCGTTCCTGCTGGCGTGCCCGCTCCTTCGCTGCGTCCCGCCGGGTCCCGCGCGCCTGAATCCAGGCGAGCAAGGCGAAGAGTGCGCCGGCGATACCGAGCGCATCGGCGATCGTTCCAAGTTCCATGCTCACGCCTCCCTCAATGTCTGAAACCGCGCGTAGGCCGTCGCGCAGTCGTCACACAACCACAGATGCCACCACGTCCCTGGCTGCTCCTGGACAGCCGCGAGCGTGCCGGCTTCCCCCTCCAGGTCCAGGAAGCCGGCCAGATCCGCGTCATCACACAGAATCGGCACGACCGGCGGCATCGGCACCAGTTCTGCCGCCAGGAGGGCGAGCGCGCCGCGACACACCGCGCAGCCCGCGATATGCGAGGCCACACTGGCGCTGATGGTCGCGCCGGGCCGGGTGAGCAGGGCGGCGACGGAGGCGCGGATAGATGCGCAATCGGTCATAGCGTTACGCCTTGCTCTTGCAGTAGCTGCCATCGCCCATTTTCTTCGTGCAGAACCAGGTCCCCGGTGCCTTCGTGCTTTCCTTCATCGGCCCGTGGAACTCGCAGATCGGGGCCGTGCGCTGTTTCTCTTCCTCAACTGCCTGGCGCGCCGCTGGTGTGGGTGGCACCGCGCCGATCTCTCGGAGTCGCCTGATCGTGGCGGCGAGCTGCTCGGCGGTGCCGCTGAAGGACACGTCGAGCGGGAAATCGTCAAGGAGTGCATGGATGGTGAAGGTTGGGGCCGGGCGGGGTGGACTGGGCGGCTCGTCCGGCGGCTGGTCAAACTGCATCGGGTCACTGTCGGCCGGCGCATCGTCTGCCGTGACAGGGCCGCTCGCGCGCGTGCCGGGACGAACGGCGGCACCGGGGGCGCTCATGTTCTTACGGGAGGGGATGGGTCGATCGGTCATGGTGGGGCTCACTTTCATAAGGATCGGTTGGCCGGGATATCTTACACTTCCTGGTTTCCCGATTCCTGGTTCCTGGCCAGGCGTCGCCTGTCCGCCGCTTCCCATGCCTCCTGGTTGGTGCGCGTCAGGCGATCGACGATCGCGATAAGTGCCTTCTGGTAGTCTGGGTGCTGTGGTCCCAGAGCGTAGATCGCGGGCTGTTCCTCTAGAAGTAGTTTCCGCGCTTTTTCGTACATTGTTGGAATGTCCATGATCGTCTCCTTTGCTGTTCTACGCCGCCTTGGCCTTCTCCGCGAGCAGCTCTAGCGCCTCGTCAAGCGCCTGCTGCCGCGCCCGATCGGCACTGATGACATATTCCCTGTCGCGCTGGGCGTATCCTTGCGCCAGCCCGTCCTGATAGCCCACGGCCCGACCCGCCCGCCATCCCTGCTGATAGCGCGTGCCGGAGACACCGAGCGCCTCCAGGGCTTTGGCGATCAGGCGCGGGGCCTCGGCCAGGGGAACGCGAATCACCTGGCCGGCCTCGCTCCGCAGCACAATGCTGCCGCCGGTGAGTTCAATGATAATCATAGCTCGTCCCTCCAATTCCGCCACAGTGGCGGATTTGACTTACGCCGCATCCATCGTCGTGTCGAGCTTCGCCCGCGCCAGATCGAGCGCCTGGGCAAAGTGCAGATCGGGGTCGCGTGCCACCATATCGGCGGCGAGCGTCTCCGCTTTGGTGAGCGGGCGATGCGCCAGCCGGCTGTAGATCAGCTCATCCAACGTCGTCTCTCCCTCGTGGGCGGTGCGGGCGAACCCGACCAGCTCGCCATCCAGGTACATCGCGTAGTCGCCGCTTTCGGCGTCGCGCACGATGTCACGCTGCGGTAGGAGCGTCGGGATGGGCGGCGGCTGGAGTGCCGCGATGGCCCGCTGGACCTGGACCAGCACCCGATCGAGCGAGTCGATCGTCTCCGCTCTCCCGATCGTGTGCTTCCACATGATGAGGTGGTAATACCGACCGTCCACGAGGAGCGCGTACCAGGTGTTGGCCAGTTCGCCCGGCGGGGTGTAGAGCAGGATCTCGGCGCGGCTCTCGGCGGTGACGGTGATAACCGTGGCCTGGAGTCGCGGCTCGTTGATCGTGAGGGTGGTCTGCATCGGGGTGGCTCCTTTATCGGTGTCGACTCCACGCATCAGCGACGCGGTAGAAAACAATCAATCCGAGCGATGTCTGCTGGTTGTGCAGGCTCTCCGGTTTGTCCGGGTCCTCACGCAACCGCCAGTACATCGCCATGTTCTTACTGATCAGCGCCCGTCGCTCGAAGTCGAAGCGCGCCTTTTTGAACTCCGCTCGAATGTTGTCCTTGCAGAGCGTCAAAGTATCAAGGAATAACTCATGCAGCAGTTCCGGTGTATTCCCGATATGCCGCGCCTTCTCTTCGGCGCGGGTGTCGGTCCCATGGAGCGACGCGAAATAGGTGTCGATCTTCGGTGTTGCCATGCCTTCGTGTCTACCCTTCCATCGCCAGCGCCAGCATCGCCCTGGCCTCGCTCCACCGCCCGGCCACGAACAGCTCACCCGCCCGCTCCAGCGCGTTCTCTAGTAGCGTCTGGCTCGCGTTCGCTTCGGCCCGAGCCTGGGCGATGGCGCGCTTTGGCTCGTCGATCAGCCATTGGCGGTAGTTGCGGGTGCCGTGCTTGCCGGTGAAGTGCGGTGTGCGGGTCATTGCGGGTGCCTGTTTCTTTCTATCTGTCTCTATCTGTTGAATGTATTATACATCTGTCTACTCTTGTCGTCAAGGGCTTTATCGTAAAAAGACGATAATACACTTGACAACTTTCCTATATGTGTGTATACTTGCGTCACTGGCTAACGAGGAGGTACACGAACGTGGAACAACTGTTCACTGTTGAAGAGGCTGCGGAGTATTTGAGAGTCGCCCGGCAGACTCTCTATAAGTACATGGGGCGGGGCGTTGGGGGGGTCAAGCTAAGTTACACCTATGTCGGGGGCGAGCGCCGGATCACGCGAAGCGCGATCGAGGCGTTTATCAAGGCAAGCACGGATCGCCAGGTTGGTGATGGTGGTACAATTGAAAGCGAAATAGACATCCCCAATCACACAGCCATTGGTGAACTGGCTCCTGTGTGATTGGGGATGTCTATGTGTGTGGCGCGCTGTCCATCCGACCAAGAACGCCAGCGCCCACGTGACCTGACCGATCCCTCTTCGTTGCTATCCTTCGAGGAACCGGCGCAAGCCAGGATGTAATCTCTGAATCTACGCGCGGTCCCTGACCGCTGGTTGCTGTTCTTTCAGGACCTTAACAACTCGGATCTATCGATCTCGCGCCGTGCCGGCCAGGAACGCCCGTGCGGCGTGAGAAACTCGGCGTTGGATCAAGTGACACATCGTCGATATAGAAGCTACTCGCGGCTGGTGACGAGTAGTTCAGGGAAACAAATTGTATATCTACCGTTTGGCCCGCGTAGCTGCTCAGATCAAGGGTAAACAACCCCCAATTGGCCGTGTTGAAAGCAATGCAGAGCGAGCCGGTGTACACGTCTGTGCTATTCACGCTGATCCGCACGAAGTCAGGTAGGAAATCACACGGTTCACTTGAGCGGATCTGATAGTAAAAATGCATGTATGCAGACAGACCAGCGGGCAATACAAACGATTGACCAAGCGAACTGAGCGTATTCGGTGCTCCCAACCGCGCGACCCACTGGCCCGATCGGGGCGTCACCCCCAATCCAGTGTTCGCGATTACCGCCGTGTTGCCAAACCCACTCCAATCGCCGTTGCTGCCCAACTCGAAGTCGCCGTTCTTGACCGCTGGCAACGTTGGGATCGGGGTATTCGTTGCGGTTGGTGTTGCCGTCCGCGTCGGGGTTGCCGTCCGCGTTGCCGTGCTTGTCACGGTTGGTGTCGCCGTGGGAGTTGCAGTTGGGCCATTGGCCTGAATATGTGGCAAATAGATGCACCGGCTCACCGTGCAATCGGGCGCCTGAGCCAGCACACGGCCCGCCAACACCAGTACGACCAGGACCCCGATTGTCGCTGCCGCTCGTTGCATTCCGGCCCCCTTGGATCGTCACCGCTTGTTGGCGACAAAGCGGCGACAAAATGGCGACATCCGCCCCTTCCGTTTTCGCTCGGATGTGCTATGCTACGGTCGATCGGAGTGGCACGCGCCTTTTATCACGATCTTGACTCCGACGCGGCGGATATGCTATGCTCTCGATCCTTCGATCGATGCGACCTGACCCCGCCGTCGCCAGGCCGTGACGCATCGCCGCCCCGCTCGCGGCGAAAACGAGTTCGCCGCCAAGCCAGAGGTGCGCAATGGATCGCAGTCGCTTTGGGCGACTCTTCACGGTCGCCTGGTGGATCGACACCTTTATTGCCGGTCCTCGTCACGCAGAGTCGCCAGGGCATTCAGAAACGCCGTCACCGCACGGCGATCGGCCTCATCCAGATCAAAGAGCAGGCGCACGATCGGACGCAACTCAGGAAACGAATCGAGCTGCCGAGCGAGCTGCTGGGCAAAGCGCAGATCTGTTTCCGCCGGCGGACTAGGCTGTTCGATCGGGTAGCCGGCGACCTCTAAGAGCCGCCACAGTTCGACCTCCAGCGCTCCAGCCAACGCCACAAAGGTCTGGAGTTGGATCTGTTGCGGGCGCGCCTTGAGTAAGCGCGAAACCGTCGCGCCGCCCACGCCGGATTCCTTCGCCAAGCGCGAGTCGCTCCAGCCCTTTTCAGCTAATTTGGCGCTAATAAAATTCGCGAGGGCCTGCCATTGCAGATCCCCTTGCGGAGGCACGGCCATACGCGCTCCTTCTCTCCTGGGCGCATGGTAGTGTATCTCGCGATCGTTGTCAACAACCATTGCATAACCTTTCAACAATCACTCGGTGTAGTAACAAGATGGTTCGTACCCTATTGACGAAAGTTTGTCATACGTGGTATTATTCCATACACGAAAGGAGTATCACTCTATGAAAGTCCGAACTGGTAGACGCCCGCCCATCCAACTCGTGCTTGACGAGGAGATCATTGAGCAACTGCGACAGGCCGCCGAAGCTGAAGGCGAAAGCATGTCGGTGGTTGCCCGCCGGATCTTCCGCAAGCATTTTGGGATAGTGAACATGACACCGCTCCCATCGCGCCCGCCCGCGACCATCGAAGCTCCCGCTGAGATCGCCGCCTAACACACGACCGCATGCATGCCGTGCCTCGCAGCACGGTGCGGTGACATGTACCCTGGTCGTCCCGTTTTCGCCTAAACTCCGGTGATTACGACATTATACCGTAAATAGGAAGCGCTGCTGTGGAACCCCCCACACAAGCCGATCCGCCCTACCTCTCCCCACGTGACGCGGCGTCGCGCCTGGGTATCCACCCGGCGACGCTCTACAAGCACTACTATGCCGCGATGCTCCGCGGCGAGATCAAGGTGCTGCGGATCGGCACAGCCGTTCGTATTGAGTGGATCAGCCTCTTGGCCTATATTGAGGCCCAGACGCGCCGCGACGTGCAGGCGCGCACAAATGAGAGGCGATAACAATGGCGGCACATCCGACGAAGGACGGGCGGTGGTGCGAGTGGATCGACCTGGGAGTCGATCCGGCGGGGAAGCGCATCCGGCGGCGGGTCGAGGGCCAGAAGAAGCGCGATGTGGAGCGCAAGGCGGCGGAAATTCGGGCACGGCATGACCGCGGTGAGGATGTCATCAGCCGGCCGCGCTTGCTCAGTGAGCTGCTTGACGACTGGCTGGCGGTCGTCGCGCAGCAGGGCCGGGCGGCGAACACCTTGCGGTCCTACCGGGGCGCCTGTAGAAACCAGCTCGCGCCACGCCTGGGCGGGACGAGCGTTTCCCGCCTCCAGGCCCGGCAGATCCAGCGCGTCTTTGATGAGTTCGCCCGCCAGCTCGCGCCCACCCACGTGCGGCAACTCAAATCGATCCTGGTGCAGGCGCTGGACCTGGCCGTTGAACAGCGCGAGATTGCCCTCAACCCGGCCGCAAAGGTGCGCATCCCGACCGTGGGACGCACGCCGGGCCGGTCGCTCACGCCGGATGAGGTCCAAGCGCTCACCGCCGCCGCCGCTGGCCACCGCTACGGGCTGGCCATCCACCTGGCGCTCTTGGGGCTCCGGCGGGGTGAGATCCCGGCGCTCCACTGGGAGGATTTTGACCCGGTTGCGGGCACCCTGGCGATCAAAAGGCAACTCCAGCGGATTGAGGGCCGCTGGGTGGAGATTACGCCCAAGGCCGGCAGCACAGGCGTCCTGACCCTTGGCCCTGGCCTGATCGCTGGCCTGGAATTACTCAAGCGCACCCAGGCGGTCGAGCGGCGCGCGATGGGTTGGGCGGAGAGCCCGTATATCTTCGTCTCGGTCAGGACCGGCGGGGTTTGCCCCGCCAGCACGATCTATCGGGCCTTCCGCCAGATCGCGCAGGCTGCCGGGATCAATGCGGCGCGGCTCCACGACTGCCGCCACACGGCCGCCACAACGCTTCTGGCGAGTGGGCGTGACATCGGGACCGTCGCCGGGGTCCTTCGGCATGCCAGCCCCCAGACGACCGCGACGATCTACGCGCATGCGCTACCGGATCGGGTGGCGGAAGCGAGTAGCGAGCTGGAGGGGATCTATCAAAAGCGCCGCCAGGGGTAGGGGTTTTACACGGTTTTGAATCGGGCGGCAACGTTTTCGGCAACGATCGGGGAAGGGGGCCGCAACAGAATGGGGAAAACAACGCGGAGTGCGCTATTGTCATTATAACGGACTGCGTTTCGTTCCCCATCGTCAGGGGACGCGCACCGCAGTATAGCACGATCTCCGCGCCGCCGCTCGTCGTTCCCCTTCGCTTGTTGTCGTTTCCCGTGGCAACGGTCGCGGCAACGGTTGAGGCCTGGCCCCTTCCCCCGAACCAAAACGATACCACGTCTCAGACGGCTGCTCGCAAGAGCCGGCATGGGCGGTTGCATCCTCTTTTCCGAGGGGGTTCAACCGCGCGGGCCGGGGGCGAGGCACCCGCGAGAAGGAGGTGCGAAAAGAGGGGGTTGATCTTCCACGACGTGATCGCGCAAAACGAAGCCCCCAGCGACAAGCCGGGGACTTCACGGAACGGGGCGCTGGTCGGGGTCCAAACGCGGCAGCGCTTCTCCTGACAGTATAGGAGGGAACACCAATCATGTCAAGCGACGTTACATGGGGCAGCCTGACCGAGGATAGCCCCACGCCGAAACCAGGAACGCATGTTCTTACGATGACCGGCAAGCACGGCGTGGTGCTGCGGCTCTCTCCCCACGCGCCAAACGGCCACCACGAACCGGAGAAGCGCGTGGCTGTGCAGCTCCAGCCGTTCGTCGCAGGTGGGCGGTGGCTACCGTCCATCGATGTGATCTATCACCAGGACGATTTGACCATCATAAAATAAATGGCGCGGTCGGGGCCTTACCGCCCGACCGCAACCGCCTGTACACACATTGGAGGATAACAATGGTGGAAGCACAGTATACCACAGTCCCAGCCGCGATCTTCCGTCTCAGGACGGAATTGTATGCCCGCTCCAGCGACGGCGCGCACTCCATCCAGGTCAGTCACCGCGCGCTGGCCGCCGCGATCGGCTGCTCGCCTGGCCGCATCCCGACGCTCATGCAGCAGCTCGAGGAGCGGCGCGAGATTGAGCGCGAGCCGATCGGGCGGGGGTACACGATCCGGGTGTTACGGGTGATCGTGAATAGGAAAAACGGGGGGACGCGATGAATCACCCCGCAACCTTTGTGCTGCCGCTGGCCGCCGGCCGGGTATTGGATGTCTTGCATGCCACGCTCCAGATCGGTGAGCTAGGCATTATGAGCCACGCCGAGATCGCAAAGGCGGGCAATCTCAGCGAGGGCGCGGTCAGCCGGGCCATGCCGATCCTGGTTGAGCATGGGTTTTTGGAGCGCACCTGGGACGACGCACTGAACGGCGGCAAGGGCGGGTATCTCCTCACGCTGCTACCGCTGCCCGATCAAGAGGATATCGCCCATCCCTCAGTGATCGGATCAGCAGATGATCCGATCACGAGCACTGTTGAGGCTCCAAACAAGGATCAGCAGATGATCCCTGACACCCCCGCTATGGTACATGATTATTTATATAAGCAGCAGCAAGAGCAGCATGCGCGCGCGCGCGATTCGTATGCTGAAGCTGAAACGGAAAACGACCTCTACCGGGCGCTGATTGCAGCCCATGCCCACCCCCCCCTGGCCCAGGACATCGTGCGGATCTGCCCCGACCGAACGCCCGCCGAACTGGCGCGGGCATTGGAGTTTGGCCAGCGGCGGGTAGCGGATGGTCGGGCTGCCCATGGCAACGCCCTGGTGTTTGGGATCTGGCGTCACGGGGGACGTTTGATTGAGGAGCTAGAAGATGGAACACGATCTTCAGGAATATATCGAGGAAGCGGGGATGAATCGCCAGCAGGCCGAACTGCTGCGAGCGCAGGCGGCAGCCGAGGCGGATACAGCGCGCGATCGGGAACTGGCCGAACTGCGGGCACAGGCCGGCCGCGAAGGTCCGGCGGGGTGGCGCCCGTTGCTGGCGCCGAATACTACGCCGCTGGCGGATGGGATAGCTCTGCTGCCCACAACCACCCAGACGTTGCCGCCATGGTCGGGCCAGATGGGCGATGGGGCGGTTGGTAATGTGTTTCGGGATGCGATCCTCCGGCGGATGGCGGAGTTTGGGCAAGAGGAAGACGCGCCGCCAGCGCTACCGAGGTGCTGTCTCTGTGGTGGCGCGGGGTACTACAAAGAGGCGGTGTCCTACGGCCATCCGCACTTTGGCAAGCTCTTCCCGTGCCGGTGCAAGTTGGAGGAGCAAGCCGGGCGAACCGAGTCGCACCGATCGGCGTTGCTCGCAGGACTGGAGGCGGAGTTGGGACCGCAACTCGTGCGCTGTACATTTGACAATTTCGATCTGGATAGGCCCATCAGCGAGATAGCCCACGGCTGTGCGATCCCAGAGCAGCGCGCCCAGATCCGGCGCGCCTATGTGGCGGCGTGTGAGTATGCTGAGGCGCCGCGTCGCTGGCTGGCGTTTTTCGGCACGCCAGGGACGGGGAAAAGCCATCTAACGGCGGCGATCGCCGGCGCGCTGGCGCGCCGGCACATCAAGGTGATCTATGCGCGGGTGCCGGCGCAACTCCGCTTCATCAAGGACGGCTTCGACGACGGCACGGCTGCCGCGCGCGTGCGGGCGCTGATGGAGGTGCCGGTCCTCGTGCTGGACGATCTGGGCACGGAGCAGCGCACCGATTACAACACGTCCATGCTGCTGGAACTGGTCCAGCACCGCTATGACCAGCAACTCGCGACCATCTTCACGAGTAACGTCGCGCGTGAGCGGATCGAGTTCCGAGTCGCGGATCGGATAGACGAGCTGGCGCGGATCGTTTCGATCGTCGCGACCAGCTACCGGGCCGAAATGCGCAAATTGCGCGGCAGAGAAGAGGATACCGATGACCAGCTTTGACACGCTCCTTGCCCGCGCCGCGCTCGTCTTCGGCTACAGCGAAGAGGAGTTACTCGGCAAACGCGGCAGATCAGCACGCCTGACCATGGCCCGCCAGGCTTTGATGTGGGCCGCACGCGAACACAGTTATGGGACCGTGGAGATCGGGCGCTATATGTCTGGGCGCGATCACACGACGATCATGTACGGCAGCGAGCGGGCCGCTGAACGGGCCGAACGCGACCTGGCCTACGCGCGGCTGCTGCTTCAGGTTGCTGGACTCTCAGAGGTTGAGGAAGCACCACCGAGGCGGATGCCAGCGGTGCAGGTGCCGGGGTATCCCCTGGCGCTGGCGGCCTGACATGGCGCTCTTTTCCGATGAGCAGCTCACCCGTGCCGCGCACGCCTGGGAGATCCTCGGTTCTGCCGGCCTCGGTCGTTGGCTAGGGGACGAGAAGGAGCGCACGACGAAGAAGCGCTTCTTTACGGCTGCGGAATATGGGGCGCTGGTGCGGGCCGTGCGGGCGCATACGGGCGAAGAAACAAAGGAGGAACCATGCACCACATCCTGACCGCACTCGTCGCCTGGCGTGACCGCCTCACCGCCGCGCTCCCCGATCTGCCCGATCGGCTGCTCGCGCAACTCGCCAGCGATCTGCGGCAAGCGCTGACCGCGGTGGAGGCCGAGCGCACGCACCGCCAGGCGGCCTATCAAGGCGAACGCGAGCGCGCGCGATTGTATCGACAGAGGGAACGATAATGCAGCAAGCGATGCAGACCCTGACCCCACTTCAAGCGCCGTGGGCGGGGCGGGTCCTGTTGCCATAGGAAACACCATGCCGACATTTCGTACACTCTGCTCCGGCGGTGAACTCTTCGGCCTCGGTGCGTGTCATGCCGGCTGGCGCCATGTGGACGGCTACGAAATCGAGGATCGGATCGCCTCGGTCGCGCGCCTGAACGGACTGGATGTCAGGACCGCTGACATTTGCGCGATCGACTTCGACTCGCTTATCCCGGTCGATCACCTGCACGCGAGTCCGTCGTGCAAGAACGCCAGCCAGGCCAGTCAGGGCGTGGAGACGCTGGAGGATCGCTCTGTCGCGGATGCGATCGGATGGGCGATAGAAGCACATCAGGGGCGGAGTTTTTCATTAGAAAACGTCTGGGGCTATCGCACCTTCGAGTCGTTCCAGCGCATCCTGGCCGCGCTCGATCGGGCGGGCTTCGCGCACGAGTATCGGCACCTCAACAGCGCCGACTATGGGGTGCCCCAAACGCGCAAGCGCCTCATTCTGCTGGCCGTCCAGCGCGACTGGCGAGTGAGGCCGCGCTGGCCGATGCAAACGCATCGGCGGGGCGGTGGCCTCGGCGTGGCGCCGTGGGCGGGGTGGTTGTCGGCGATCGCCGATCTGGTCGACTCGCTCCCGGCGACCGAGCCGGCGCCCTGGCAACTCGCGCGGTTGCCCGCCGAACTCCGCGCGAGTCTCCTATTCCACCAGGGGATTAGCCGGGACCATAAGGGCAATGAGTATCAGCAGCATGGCCGCGACGGCCACGAGCCAGCCTACACGATCACGAGCAACGGCAATCAGACGGGGATGCGCGCCTACATCCTTTCTGGCGAGAACGCGGGCGGGAACGGTGAAGGATGGCGCGTTCCCGTCGCGCCATCCTTCACCGTGACGAGCAGCAATAAAGGATGTACCAGGGCCTTCCTGATCAGTGACCAGTCGGCCAGCGCCGGATCGGGCGTGCAGATTCGGTACGAAGACGAGCCGGCGGTGAGTGTACGGGCTGGACAGAATGGAGGCGCGCCTCCACGCGCCTCCATTGCGGGCCGCTGGGTCAGGATGACCGTGCAGGCGCTCTCCCGATTCCAGACCGTCCCGGATAGCTACCGGGGCCTGACCAGCGAGATCAATGGGAATGGTGTCCCATGCCTGCTGGCCCAAAGGATTATGGAGAGTCTCCCATGAAACCACGCGAGTTTTACGAACAGATCCAGAGTATTGAGCAGCCGGAGTGCCTCACGCTCCAGCCGCTCCGAGTCATCGCTGACCACGTTGACGCTCGCGCCGCGCGCCTGCTGCTGTTCCTGATCGCGGAATGGCCCGACATGACGCAGGGAGAGGCGGAAGAGATTCTTGGGACCGCGCTCTGGTGGGCGAAATTCTGGGCGTCAGCCTGGACTGCCGAGCAGCAGAGCGAGGCAGCCGAAGATTCCCGAAGTGCGGCCCCGCCAGAGGCTGGAGCCAGCCATACTGAGTGGACAAGAACACCTCAATGAAAAGGACAAAAGACAATGCTGCATTTGATAGACAAGCTCGCAGGGTGGTGGCTCGACTGGCGCGCGGGCCGCGCTGCCGTAAGTGACGAGCTACGACAGTTTGGCCTGAAAGAGGCGCATGCCACACCGGAGGGAATCACGCTCTTGGCCGTCGCACCGGCGGTGGCGATTTTCGCCGATCAGGCCGCAAGCCTCCTAGATGCGCACGATGCGAAAAACTATCTTGAGTTCGATCTGCTGCCGCGCCCTGATCGCGGATTGCGCCCCGTGCGGATCACGGTCCAGTGGGCGAACGGCGAATCACCGGCGGTGAAGGCGGCGCGGCTGGAGGCGGAGTTGACCACGCTTCGCGACCCTTGTGGCGATAGGAGTTAGACGATCATGCCGATGGACCCATCGAAATACCCCCCTGACTGGCGCGAGATCGCCGCCCGCATCAAGGCGGAAGCCCGCTACATCTGCGAGGACTGCGGCATGCAGTGCCGCACGCCGGATGAGCCCTTTGACACGCACCGCCGCACGATGAGCGTGCATCACATCGGCGTCGCGAAGCCGGATGGCTCCCCCGGCGACCCGCACGACAAGCTAGACGTGCGGCGCGAGAATTTGCTCGCGCTCTGTAGTCGCTGTCATCTCGCGCGCGATCTGCCGCTCCACATCGCGAACGCGGCCCGGACCCGGCGGGCGAAGAAGGTCGCGGCGGGGCAACAGGAGATGAGCTTATGATCGGCTACATCAACCGCGACCAGCCGCGCCTCCTCCAGGGCAGCGAACTTGTCTACCATCCGCAGTCCGAGCGCTGGGGGATTGTCGAGCGGGTGAGCGCGGCACTCAGATGGAGCGTGCTGGTCAAGCACTCCGAAACGGAGTCGCACGCCTACGCGCCTGGCGAGGTGCCGCGATGATCACCCTGATTCACGGCGACTGCACGGATGTGCTGCCCACGCTCCCCGTCGCGAGCGTTCAATGCGTGATTAGCTCGCCTCCTTACTTTGGCCTTCGCGACTATCACATTCCGCCCACGCGCTGGCCAGCGATCAGCTATGCCCCGCTCGCGGGTGTGCCGCCCGTCGCGGTTCCGCCCTCCGAGTGCTGCCTGGGCCTGGAGGATGATCCGCTGTCCTACATCGGGCACCTCGTGCATGTCTTTCGGCTCGTGCGCGCCGTGCTACGACCTGATGGGGTCCTCTGGCTCAACCTGGGCGACTCGTATGCGCAGCCGAGCAAGTGGGGCGCTCGATCGGGCAACAAAAATCACACGAGCGAAGCGGGGCGCTACCCCCGACGACCGCGCGCCAGTGCCGGGCTGAAAGACAAGGATTTGTATGGGGTGCCCTGGCGGGCCGCGCTCGCGCTTCAGGCCGATGGATGGTACTTGCGCTGCGATTGTATTTGGGAGAAGCCAAGCTGCATGCCGGAGCGAGTCGACGACCGCCCAACCCGATCACACGAGTATTTGTTTTTGCTCGCTCTTGGCGAGCGCTACTACTACGATGCGGCTGCGATCGGGGAGCCATCCGCGCAAGCCGATCGCCCGCAACGCCGCCGCGCTGAGGAACTGGCCGATCAGGCTGGTCTCACCGATGCACACATGGCTGCCATTCGGTCCGCCGGTATCACGGATACTGACAAGGCGCGCGCGACCCAACATGGCGGTAACACCGCCGAGGTGCTCAAACTGGCCGCCGAGGCCAAGACCGCGCTCAGCGGCTACTATCGTGAGTTCATCGGGAGCGGCACGCGCAACCGCCGCTCCGTCTGGCGCATCCCATCCGCGCCCTACGCCGGCGCGCACTTCGCCACCTTCCCAGAGGCGCTCGTCGAGCCGTGCGTGCTGGCTTCCACGCGACCCGGTGACACGATCCTCGATCCATTCAGCGGCACTGCGACTGTTGGGAAAGTCGCCGAGCGCTACGGGCGTGATTTTCTGGGGATCGAGGCGAACGGCGCGTACCTCGCACTCGCGGAGACACGCACGAACGGCGTGCAGATCGACATGGAGGCTCTCCTATGATCCATCTCCGCATCGCCGATAGGCAGGGCTTTGCCTGGGCGCAGCGCCAGGTCGCGCAGCACCACTACCTCCGCGCGCCGGTCGACTCGCGCTGTAGCCCGCTGGCCTACCTCGTGGAGTTGGACGGGATCGACTTCCCGGTCGGGTGCCTGATCGTCGGCCGGCCCGAAGCAACCAGGTGCTACGACGGGCGGCTGACCTACGGGTCGCTGAGAGACGTGCGCTCTGGCCGTGCTGAGTACGACCGCTGGGAGGTGCTCAATCTCGCGCGGGTGTGGCTCTCCCCGCGCGTGCAACGCGGCGGCGATCTTTTTGCGACGGGCTACGTGCCGCTGTTCGTCGATCGGCGGAACGTCGCGCGATCGACCCTGGCCTCGGACGCGATCCGGCTGCTGCTGGAGCGGGTGAATTACGACTACTTGCGAGCGCGCCCGCCGGTCTATCCCGATGAGCCATATCAAATCAAGGTGCTGCTCTCCTACTGCGACACGCGGCTGCACAAGGGGACGATCTACCGCGCGGCGGGGTGGGAACTCGCACGCACGAACGCGGGCGGCATTCAGACATGGTGCTCGCCGGCGGTCGCGCCGCTTTCAAACTACGAAGACGACATGATCCGCAAGCTCGCCAGCCAGGCGTGGCGGTCGCGCCGCTACCGCGCCAGGCGGGCCGATCAAGAAGTACAGGAGCGATTTGTATGAAGACGATCGGTTTCTTCGACGACCAGCGGATGACGCTTGAGGACTCGATCGATCTCACGCGCCAGAGTCTCCTGTCCTACGGTTCGGAGTATCGCCACTGGGCCATGGCCTATAGCGGCGGCAAGGACAGCACAGCAGAGGTCGCTATCGTTGTGCGTCTGATCGAGAGCGGGCAAATCCCGCGACCGGAGACGCTCACAGCCCTCTACGCCGATACCCGCCAGGAGATCCCGCCGCTCCATTTCGGTGCCATGCAGATGCTCGGTACACTCTCTCAGCGCGGCATCCGCACACAAGTGGTCCTCCCAGCGCTTGACGATCGCTACTTTGTCTATATGCTCGGTCGCGGGGTGCCGCCGCCGAACAACAATACGTTGCGCTGGTGTACGCCGCAACTCAAGGTTGAGCCGATGGTTGCCGCGCTCAAGGCACTGCGCGAGCGGGCGGGCGAAAAAATCCTCATGCTTACGGGCGTGCGCCTGGGGGAAAGCGCGGTCAGGGATGCGCGGATCGCGCTCTCGTGCGGCAAGAATGGCGCGGAGTGTGGGCAAGGTTGGTTCCAAGAGGCGACCCCGGCGGCGGTGGCTGACACGCTCGCGCCGCTGCTGCACTGGCGGGTCTGTCACGTATGGGATCTGCTGACGTTCTACGCGCCGCAGTGGGGATTGCCTACGGCGATGGTTGCGGACGTGTACGGTGGCGATGAGGCACTGGAGATGAACGCCCGCACCGGCTGTATCGGCTGTCCGCTCGCGACCAGGGACACGGCACTTGATCATGTGATCTCGCTGCCGCACTGGTCGTATCTCGCGCCACTCAAGCGCCTGCGTCCACTCTACGAGGAGTTGCGGCTGTTTAAGCATCGCAAGCAAAAGAACGGCGAGCGAAACAAGGACGGCCAGCACAGCGCGAATCCATCGCGGAAAGGTCCGCTCACCCTGGCGGCGCGCGAGTGGGCTTTGGGCCAGGTCCTGGCAATCCAAGCCGAGGTGAACGGCGCGGCTGCATGTGAGCAACCACCGATCGATCTGATCAACGCTGAAGAAGAGGCACGCATCCGGGAGTTGATCGCGCTCCGCACCTACCCGCAACGCTGGAGCGATGCCGATCCAGACGCGACCGAGTTGATCCCACAAACCTACCACGACGGCACAATCCAGCCACTTTTATCACATTTCGCACTGGAGAACGATCAATGACAGCTATCATTCTGGAAGCCCCCGCGACCCTCTCCCGGTCGCTCCAAGACATCGCGCGGTCCTACCTTGCCGCGCAGAAGCGCAGCGGCGACGCGCTTCTGGAGGCGGCCTCCTGGCTCGCGAAAGCGCGGGCGGAAGCGCAGCATGGCGAGTGGGGGATCTTCCTTGTGGCGACCCGGACGAGCGAGTCGACCGCGAAACGCCTACTCGACATTCACGCACGCGCAGAGGCCGATCCGCAGTTCGCTGAGGCGATCAGGTCGGACTGGATCGGTGCGACGGTCGCCGGGGAACTGGCCCAGCCGAGTATCGCGCCAGAGGTTCGGCAGCGGCTTTTGGAGCAGGAGACGCCGCCCACAAAGGCGGATGTGAGTCGGGCGAAGGGGACTGGCAAATCCGCCACAGTGGCGGAAATGGACAGTCCCGCCCCCGCGCTGACAATCAACGGCGTGCCGCACCCACACCCTATGGCGGGGTTGCCGCCGCCCTTCTGGCTGGAATCCGCCACTGTGGCGGAAATGGACGCGACTGCTGGCGCCTGGACCTGGGGTCAAACCCACCCCGACGCGCTGGAGTCGCATCAGTGGCGACGCGCGGAGAGCGGCGGCTACTGGGAGTCGCGGTGCGAGAAGACCACCCAAGGCAAGCCGGCCCCGCCAACGGCCGCCCGGCGCTGCCTCATTTGCGCAGCGACCGCCCCGCGCATGTGCGCGGTCGAAGGGTGCGATCAGGAATCGATCGGCAAGGAGAACATCGCCGGCTGGGCAGAGCAGCGCTGCCTGGCGCATCGGGACCAGGCGCTTCAGGAGCAGCAGGAAGACGAAGCCCGCGCGAGCTATCCCGACATGGCGCGGCTCCGGGCGGTGTGTGAGCGCGCGGAAGGGCTCGGCGCGACGATCAACTATATGAAGCAGCGATCAGACGGCCGGCTGCCCATCGTGCCGCCGACTGGGCATGGTGTTTCGTGGTGCGATGCGGACGAGCTGGAGCGGCTGTGTGAGCTGTGGGAGACGAGAGCACGGGCGGCGGGCGCGATCGACTGGCTGAGGGTTGGCCAACTGGCCGAGAGCCTCAGCGCGCTCACGCCACTGCGCGACCAGGCCCGCGCGCTCGACTGCTGGCTCGCGATCGGCATGCAGCTGATCGCTGGCCCGTTCGATTGGCTCGGCTTGCGCGAAGCGGTCGCGGGCGCGGTAGAGTCCCCGCCCACGCGCACGCCATCTGTCGCGCCTGACCTCCTCGATCAGATCGCGGCGCTGGAGGCGGCTGGCGCGGCAGCGAGTGCGGCGAACATCCAGGCGGCGCGGCGACTGCTCGACGACCTGGCGCCGGGCCTGGATGACACGACCTATACGCGGCTGGCGGATCGGTTGAGTGCGGTGGAGCGACAGATCAAGGAGGCGGCAGCGTGAGCGCCAACGTATTCGTGGAGACGTTGACCGAGCGCCTCGCTGATACCGTCTTTGTGTCACTGCCGGAGATCGCCCGGCGGGCGCGCCGGTGGGGGCTGGAAGTTCAGGAGGATGAGCAACAGCTCGTCTTTCGCAATGGCGGCTTCACGTGCGGACTGACTGCCGGGACCGACCCGATCAACCGGGCGGTCATTCTCGCGATGGCAGTAGCGGGCGGCCCACTCTGGCCGTATGCGTTTCCGTCGCTTTTGGAGCGGGTTCAGCGGCGGTGGAAGCAAGGAGGACAGTAAGGATGAACGACGAAACGCGACGGGCGATCCACGAGGAAGCGGAGAGCGCGCGGGCGGGCGGGCGCATCATGGAGATCGCGCCGGAGAAGGTGCTGGAGCTGCTTCTAGAGGCCCAGGCGCAACAGGACGGCCTGGCGCTGCTCGCCGCGCGCCTGACCGAGGTGGACGCCGAGCGGCTGGCGATCCGGGGGGCGCTTCAGAAGGTGCGTGAGGCGGTCGTGGCGGGCGGCTGGATCGTCCAGCTTCTGCGCAACATCGATGTTGCGCTCGCGACGGACAGCGGGCGGCTCGTGCTGGCTGAACTGGAGGCCGCGCGGGCGGTGGTTGTCGCAGTGCGCTCGCGGGATCGGGGAAACATCGATCAGGCAATGGATGACTACGACGCCGCCGTGAAAGCGAGGGAGGCATGAGGGCGTTAACCCATCCCGGTCGCTTTAGAGCCTGGGTGTTGGTGCGGTTGCGTGGCCTTCCACCCGATCAGGTGGGAGGGAGTTGGGCGCGGGTATGGAGGGCGGCGGCCCACATCTATCGGGACCGGGCAATCAATACGATGGTTGGGCTACGGATGGCGCAAGAGGACACTCGCACTCTCCAGCGCGCGCTCGACGAAAAGGACGACAGGCGGCCACTGGCGGGCGGTGAGCTGGACGACTACGTTGCGGGGTTGCGCGAACGTGCCCAATCGCTTTGGATGCATGCGGTTGATCTGACACACGAACGGGAGACGCTCCTGACCGAACGAGCGGCCGCGCGGGTGGTGGTCCAGGCGGCGCGGGCAGCACTCGGCGCGCCGCTCTTTGAACATCGTAAGCCGCTTGAGGAAGCGCTGGCTGCCTACGACGACGCCGTGAAAACGAGGGGCACGTGACGACCTTCTACCGCGTGCGTGGGACACTCTTGGCCTCCTACGCGCCGCATGACGGCGAGCCGGATGTTATCACGCTCGATCTGATCGTGCCGGGGTCGAGCGCGCATTGGGCCGAAGGCGCCGCACGGATGATCGCAGCGCGGGATTACGATCGGATGCGTTGGGCGACACGCCCGACGATTGAACAGCTACAGGAGGAAACGAACCATGAGTGAGCTACTTGACATCGCGCGGGCCTACGTTCGGGCGGGCCTCTCGGTCATCCCGATCGAGCGCGGCGGGAAACTGCCGTACAATCCCCGGCTTGATCCAATGGCGCAACTTCCTTGGATAGCGAGTGACGAGCGCTCTCCCTGGCGCGTCTACACCCGCCGCTTCCCGACCGATCGGGAACTGGTCGCCTGGTTCGCTGACAGTGACGCCGGGATCGGCATCGTCGGCGGTCAGGTCAGCGGCGGCCTCGTCATGATCGACTTTGAATGTCAGGCCTGTCTGCCGGCCTGGCTCCGCGATCTTGAGCACCTGGACAGCGCGCTCGCGCGGGCCGCCGCGAACTTGCCGATCGCGAAGACCGGCAAGGGGCATCACGTTTATCTGCGGATGCCCAATCCGCCAGGGCACGAGATTCTGAGCAGCCAGGGCACGGGCAGCAACCTGCTGGTGCTGAGTGAGACGCAGGGCGAAGGCTGCTACTGCGTGGCGCCGCCGAGCCAGGGTTATCGGAGCGACTACACGCCATTCCAGTACGAATGGGTCGTAGGCGATATACTCGCGACCCCGACGCTCGATCGGGATACCGCGGTTAGGTTGCTGGACGCCGCGCGGTTCCGTGGGTTCTGGGCGCCAGAGTTCGTGGCGGACTGGGGCACCTACGCGGCCTCGCTCCACCGGAGCGGCCTGGCCGTGCGCGATACGCGCGACGTGGCAGGCCCGCATGATTACTGGTTCGGTTGGGAGCATTTGAAGGACCTCCACGCCTACCTCGATCGCTACGGCGCGCTGCTCGTGGCGGTGGAGACGGCGCCACCCCCGCCGCCGAGCTATGACGACTCGCGGGAGGATGACGGAGATGATGAGACGTGGGAGGATGAATAATGCCCTACAGTGTCACCACCAAAAAGACCTGGGCGCGCATCCTCGACGATATTGAGGAACAGCTCGCCCGCTGGGGCGGCGTCACGCACTGGCGAGTCGACGCTATCCTCGCACCGCGCAGCAGCACGAAGCAGAACCAGACGCCCGACGAGCGAAAGGTCGTGTTGCATTACACCCGGCGTGGCAAGGCGTATCAAATCGCCATGCAGCGCCAGGCCCGCGCGGTCGATAATCTGCTGGTCATTTGGCTCATTTTGGAGGCGCTACGACTGAATGAAGCGCGCGGGTTTGCGGCAGAGATCGCGGCAGTCTACCGCCAGGAATTCCCGGCACTGCCCGCGCCAGGCCAGGCCAGCGCGCCGAGCGGGACGCCGCCGGGTGTGAGCGTCGGACCATATGCGCTCTTACACGTGCGCAACAATGCGCCGATCGAGGTCATTGAGGCCGCGTATCGCGCACTGTCGAAGCTCTTTCATCCCGATCGGACAGGCGCAACGGGGACACAGCAGGCGCTCAATGAGGCGATCGACTATATCAGGAAGGAGAAGAGCAAGTGAAAGAATGGAGGTCCGGCGACCGTGCCCGCATCAGCGAGAGCGCCTTTCCCGGCTCAGATGAGCCATGCGACGTTGCGGCGCGTGGCCAAGTCGGCGTGCTGATCGAGGAGATTGACAGCGGCCTCTGGCTCTGGCGATCGGACAGCGGAGTTGAGACGGCGCCGACGACGGAGGAACTACAGGAAGAGTAACGACAACGCCCCCGCGCGCGTTTGTCCTAGCGCCGGGGGCAACGGCCCAGCATTGATCCTGACAATGCGGGCAGTGCGAGTATAGCACGCCCGCGCAAGGAAGTGGAGGCTAGACATGGAAACGGAGTCCTCTGTCGGGCGCGCACGGCGCGCCACGGTCGGGCGATCGGCCTTGGGCTGGATTGCCCTGCTCTGTCTGATTGGGTCGGGGGTCTTCTGGCTCTCGCTGTTTGTCGATCTGCTCGCGCCGGCCACACCCTGGAGTCCGCAAGCGCTGCAAGCGTTTTTGATGGTCGTGGCCTACGCCCTGGTACTGCCGCTGTTCTGGTCGATGCTCTTGCCCAGCAGCCCGGCCGGCCGGCTGCTGCAAAAGACCGCGTTTGCCACACCGGGCTACATTGCGGTCGTTGGGCTGGCCTTCTTTCTGACCTACTATGCTGGGCAGATACTACTCGGCTGGTGGGGTGTGCAGTCAAATATCAAGGACACGGGATCGGCGCTCTGGCTGACCATCACCAGCCTGATTGCCGGCGTGTTCGTGCCGGCCTTGTCCTGGACCGTGGTGACGCCGGAGCAATGGATCGCGCAGATCGAGCAGGCCCGGCATGTCAGGCGGATCGAGCAGGCGATGCGGATGGAAGAGGCGGCCATGCACGCCGCCTACGCCCGCGCGGTGACGCTGCTCAATGCCGATCTGACAAGCCTCACGATCAGCCAGCGGCGCGAGCTAGCGGGCATCCTGGGAGGCTTCGCGCGGGTCCAGCAGGACGCGCTACGCAGCATCGCGGCGAGCTGGAAGGATATGTATGGCGTGGAGGCGCATCTGGCGGTCGTGCCGGATCAGGAATTGATCGCGGGCTACCGCCAGGTCGCGAACCTCTTGACGAGCGGAGTCGACAAACTCCAGCCGGTCCTTGATTATGTCGAGGATATTGCGGATGATGATGCGGCAGATTATGTCACGCCTGACGAGCAGCTGATGCGGCGGGCGCGACGGTCGGAGGAAGAGGCGGCGGGACTGCGGGAGGAGTTGCGGGAATTGCGCGAGCGATTGTACAACGACTCGCAAAGATCGCATCAGGACGCCGCCCCCGTCATCCCCGCCACCCCGCCACCAGTCGCCACCGAACCGCCCCCGCCGCGATGCGCCGCGATGCGCCGCGATGCGCCGCGCTACGCGGCGGAGTATCAGGCGGCACTCGCTCAACTACCGGGGACGTGGAGCGCGGGCAGATTAGCCGGCGTTCTGGGCAAGCCGGAACGCACCGCACGTGATCGGATCGCGGCGTGGGAGGGGGCGGGATTGGTTGGGCGTGAACAAGACGCGAAGGGGAGCTTTTACTTTACAGAATGTGAGGAGGCATAATCATGGCATCCTGGATTCCTACGAACGCCGATCGCAACGGGGCTGGCCACATCCGCGCGCCGGGTTTTGATCAGGAGGAAGGCACGGCTTTTGCCGCCGCGCTCTCCGACTCGCTCGCTGCCGTTGGTGCCACGCCCGCGCCAGCGGTGGAGACGCCGCCCGCCCCCGTCGCGTCCCGCCCGCGCCGCCAACTCGCCCTGGCCGCCGCTGGTGTGGTCCTGGTCGCGCTCCTCGTTGCCCTGCTCGCCACGGCTGCCCCGGTCCAGCCCGTCCGGCCGGCCGCGACGCCCTTGCCGGTCCCCACGGCTCTGCCCGCCACGCCTACCCCCGCCGGGCTGCCCCGCTTGCCCCGCGCGCTCGTGGCCTTCTCCGCGCCAGCGGGGGAGCCGATCGGGGCGATCGAGGCCGGGCGGGCCTACACGGCAACGGCGGTGTATGGCGCCTCCTGGGTCCAGCTTGACATCGCGGGGAGTGGGCGCCTGTGGGTGCGGGCCGCTGATGTGCCGGAGGCCCAGACAGCGGGGCTCCCGGATCTGGCGCCCCCGCCCACGCCCGCGCCCGTCCCGCCACCCGCAGTGCCGGCCCCAATCGTGGCGCCGGAGCAACCCACCGCCGCGCCCGCGACCGCGACGCCGCTACCGACCGCCAACGGCACGGCGACCGTTCAGGCGATCCAGGCCCGGCTGGACGCGACCTCAACCAGCGTGTACGCGACGGCGGCCGCGCTGGGCGTGCCGGGCGGGGTGACGCCCTGGACCAGAACGCCGAAAAGGGGGACGCCGTGATCCAGGCATTCAGTTTCCAGCGTCTCACCGCGTTCCTGGTGCAGCTTCGGCCCCTGATCGCGTGGGCCAAACTCATGACCCAGGGTGAACGCCTGCTGCTGCTCGCCACGCTCTGTTTTGGGGCGGTCGGGGCCTATGGGACCTATCTGTTCTACCGACCATCGCGCGGCCCGATCATCGGTTCCGCTGGCGCGACGGGGATCGAGCTACTCTACATCGGCGCCGCCGGCGTGGCGGTCAAACACCCGTCGCTGCGCTGGCTAGCCTACAGCCTCATGCTGATCGGCTCGTTGGGGAGCGCCTACTTTGGGGTCATGGTCAGCTTGCGCGATGCCTTACCGGGCATGTTCGGGATTGTCGGAGGCGTAGAGACGGGTCAGGTGGTATGGCCCACGCTCGATCAGTGGATCGTCTTCGGTACGCCCGCCCTGGTCGAGGGACTGGTGCCAGCGGTCGCGGCGCTCTTGCTCTCCGTCTTCCTGCACTCCTCCGTTTCGCACCGCCTGATCGATGCGGACGACGCGGCCCGCCAGCAGCAGGCCCGGCGCGAGATGAAGCCCTTCGCCTGTCCGTTCTGCCCCCACGCGACGGATACGCCGGCCAAACTCTGGGGGCATTACGGGCGCTGCCCCGACGCGGCTGCCGATCCGCGCTCACCAGATGACAAGCGGGCGATCGTGCAGAAGGCGGTCCAGGAGGGACGGGAGCGGCTGCTGAACGGGTAAGGTGAGGGGCTCGTGAGGGTCTGCCGAGTCCCTGGTGAGGGTCTGACGAGGGCCTGACCAGGGGCTCGCTGAGGTACTGGGGATGCGGAGAAGCGCAGCATCGTGAAACGACGATATGCGCTTGACATTGATTGGTTATCTGCTATAATTCAATCAATGGAACAGCGGATAGCAGAAAGACAAAAGCAATGCACGGCGCGATCGAAATGGTTTTCGTAGACGACAGCGGCCAAGAGACAACCGAGTATGTCATCCTTCCCATTTACGAGTTCCGCAATAGTGGCGCGATTTTCCGTGTCGAGGATTCGGGTATGCAAGGCGCGCATCTTCTGGATGCGGGCAGTATTCGCGCCAACTGGAACGGCTGGGTTGGCGAACTTGTTGCTCCTGAATCGATCGTCCCCACGCCGCCAGATGGCGTTGAGGTCTACTGATGCCACCAGGAAAGCGGGGCGGCTCCAAACCCGGCAGCCGCCCCAACAACGGCGGGGCGCGGCCTAAGGTACGCGCGGATGACAGGCGTGGACGTCCCGTCGCAAAGGCCACGATCAAGGCGGGCGCGGGAATCTTCGTCACCCAGGTTTACCCCGATGGGACCGCTGATCTGGGTCGGGGTCGCGCGGAGATTACATCGATCGGGCGCGACCGGCTGATCAAGCTGCTCCAAGCGGATGGATCGGAAATTCGCATCCTGATCGTGTCGTAGTAGCACAGCCCCGCGAAAGAGGCGGGGCTGTATGATTCTCCCCTCACACCTCACCCCACACCCCGCCCTCACCTTCCCGCAGCACAATGCGCACCCAGGACTGGCGCTCCACGCCTTCCTTGAAGATGCGCAGATTGGCCGAGATCTCGAGATCGCCATTGTACCGCCAGCCGATCCCACTTGGCCCGGCCTTGCCGTCGATCTGATAGCCGAGCGCGGCCGGATCGATGTCGAAGACATGGACGGGCACGCCCGCCGCGTAGGGATAGCCGTCGTTATCTGCGAACACCTGGACGAGTACCGTTGAGGCGCCGGGCCGCTGCACGACGATCTCCAGATTGGTTGTGTCCTGTTTCGCGCCGTCGCGCGTTTTCGTGTAGCCCTTGACGACCGCGTAGGCGGTCCCGCATTGGATGTCCTCATTGGTTTGGCTGATTGAGTTCAGCCAGCCCTTGCGGGTAATGATGTCCATTGTTATACTCCTTGAGAAAGGATACCTCTATGCGATTCATGCTTGTGCTTTTGTTTGCCCTGTCGGCGATGCCTCTATCGGTGCTGGCTGCTATGCCTGAGCCGTGCCATGCACGATCGTCCTGGGAATACTATCCTGGCATGCACATCGTGATCATCGTGGCCGGCCGGAGCGCGCTCCCCCAGGTAACACCAACACCGAGTCCGCTCCCGACCAGTGGGGCGGCGGCACTCGCTGATACAACCCCGACCGCGACCCCGACGCCCGATCGTCGCTGGCGCGCCTACGCACATCCCACGGCGGATCTCTACATCACGAACGGTTATGCGGGTGACATCTCGCTCGATCGTCCGTTCACCATCTCCTACGCCCCGCCGTCGCGTGCGCAGTCGGATGCGCCGTTCATCCTGTATTCATGTCCACCGGGGGCGCGCCCCTTCCGTTTGCTACTTCCGTTGGCACTTCAGTAACTAGTTCTTCAACCGGCACGACCGGCGCCTCTGGCTGAACGAGTGCGCGGAGTTCCTTGATCACCGTGCGGATCACGATCAGTTCCAGTTCAGCCTGGCGTTCGGCCTGCTCCAGTTCGGCCAGGCGGGTATAGATCCGGTGTTCCATCTATACCCCCAGCACGGCGGCGTGGTTGGCCTCCCAATCGCTGATCAGGCTGTTTAGCTGTGTGAGCATCTGCCCCAGTTCCGATCGTTCCCCCGATGTGAAAAGTGCATTCACCGCCGAGTTGAATACTGTGTCCGATCCGGCGGTGTAGAGATTCAATAAGCCTTGCGCAGTTTTTGCGTCACGGTATGTAGCCTGAATCGTTTGGACGAGGATCGCGGCATTCGTGACGCTGGTAATTTTTGCGCGGGTCGTATCAAAGTTCGCCATGGTTCCTCCTATGCTGTGGTGCTGTCTGTGATTAGCCCCAGGCTCGCGATTCCAGTCAGGAAGCTCGCGAGCGCCGCATTCCCGCCCCGGCTTCCCGTGACAGTCGGCTTCGCCGCGCCGCCGCTGCCGAAAAAGCCCTCGTTTCCGTTGGCCTTGAGTATGATTCGGTCGATATTATTGGATCGAAGCGCGAAGTCGTGATTAGAGAGCGTCCCCGCGATCCCGCCCACGCTACTGGCAACGCCCGCGATCAGACTGCGCGTCCCGTCGCTCGCGGTGAGGTAGCAGTCGGCGGCGCGGGCGATGCGCACTCCGTTCAGGGCCGCGACCGCGACCGAGCCCGTACCGACAACCACATCCCCGCTGGTCTTGATCTCACCCGTCGCGGCTCCAGTCGCAGAGCCCATATTGAGCCCGCCGCTACTGATTGCCGTGCCGCCGCTAGCCGTCACGGTGATAGTCGGCGTCGTCCCATCGCTCGTCAGTGTTATCAGTGCGGAAGGGGTTCCAGCTTGCGCGCGAAGGAAAACGTTGCTCGTCTTTCCGCCGCTGGGGGCGTATGAGTTGAGTGAGAGTGAGCTATCGTCGCCCGCGACAGGCTCGGCATTAAGAGTCACGTTGTGTGATGGCGACGCCGATTCGAGCGCCGATAGCCGGCCCAGAAGGGTTGTCCCATCGGATTTGTAGAATTTATAGGAGCGGATATCGGACAGTGACGATGTGGCAACAATACTAATGCCGCCAGCATCCTGTATAACGACTCCGCCGCCGCTCGTCAGCTTCCCCGTGCTATTCAGCACCTCCCACTGCGTCGTGGTGCCATCAGTCCCAAACAGGCGCGTGCTGTTGCCCTCCCAGCGCGCCCCGCTCGCCGCACTGCGAATCGTCGCGCCGGTGATCGTCATGCTGTCGATCGCGGTCGCGCTCAGTTGTGTAGCTGTGATGGTGCCGGCAGCGATCTTCGTCGCCGTCACCGCGCCCGCGCCCAGGTGCAAGGTCTGAATGTCGCCTGCGCGGATCATGTCCGCAACCACGAGGGTGTAGGCGTAGAACTCGTCGAGCCGGTAGCTCGCCCCGGTATTGCGGTGGTAGAGTTTGACGTACCGCGCCTCAATCGTGATCGGCAACTCAACCCAGCCGTTGACGAGCGCGGTACTCAGGCTGACGTTTGCCTGCGCTGTGGCTTCGTCCACGCGCTCTACCATCGTGTAGCCGTCCGCGCCCGTGCCGGCGAACCAGCGCCAGGTACTTCCGTCCAGTGAGAGCGCCAGGTAGAATGACGCGCCGCCCCCACCAACCGCGCCGTACCTATTTGAGGCACGCCGGATGCGCTCAGTGAGGGGGTGCTCGATCTGGGTCCAGCGATACGCGGTCGCTGATGCGGCATAGGTAATCCCACCCCCAACCGAGTCGTCCTTCAGGACCACCTTATTTGCGCTCAGAGTGAAGTTGGTCCCGATCGAGTCGGAGTAGGTTGAGTCTTCGCGGAGCTTCTCGGTGGTCAGGAAGTCCAGCAGCGTGGCGCTACTGAGTGTCTCGCTGCTGCTGCTCTGCCCGAACACGTCAACCGTTTTCACACCGATCTGGTAGGTCCCTGGCACCGTCGCCTGGTAGACGAAAAACGCCTCTTTCTTGGTCAGCGTGTCGATCGGACTGCCGTTCAGCAGGACGCGCACGGTGTAGCTGGCAAAGTCGGCGGGGGGCGTGCCGGCAATCGTGATCGCAACCGTCGAGACGCCGCCGGTGGTCATGGTGACGGTCGTAGGCGCGAGCGGGGCGGCGTTGGTCGCGGTCCCAGTGACGGCGGTACTCGACTGGCCCAGCCCGTCTACCGCGGTCAGGCTGTAGCTGATGGTCGGATCAGCGGTCGTGTTATCCGCGATATTACGGTCGAGCGGGTAGGTGTAGGTCGTGCCGCCGATCTCGCGCGCGGTCCCGCCATTCAGCGCCAGGCGGTAGATCCGCGCATCGCTGATCGCGGTCCAGGTGAGGGTAAGATCGGCGCCGGCCGTGCCGGGGTCACTCGTCCACGAGTGGGTAAGCGTCGGCGCGTTGGGGTTGCCTTTTGTGGTCGTGAGCGTCGGCACACTCACGTTATTCGTGATGTTGCTAAACGTGCGCGATCGGGCCTCAATAAACAGACTCGCGTCTCCCACGCCCGCCGTATCTTGCAAATTCATCGCCACCGTGTACACGAAGCGCCCGGCCGCGCTCTCGATCGTGCGGAGCAGCGTCCCGCCGCTGGAGGCGTAGATTTTGATCTCGACAACCTTAAAGTTGGTTTCGGGCGGGTTGACCCACGTGAGTTGCAGGTCGCCCGTGCCGATCCAGGTCCCGGTAAGGCTCGTCGGCTGGCTGGCCGGTACCGTGTCGTTCGCGGTCGTGATGCTGACCGTCTCTGACCACGTGCCCTGCACATTGTTGACCCACGCCGCGACATGGACATAGTAGGGTGTTATGGTCGGAAGGCCGGGGATTGTGCTACTTGGCCCCGCCGCGCTCTGTCCGTTGGTCGCGTTATCGGGGAAACTGGAGTCCTGCGACCACTGGATCGTGTAGCGTTCCGGTTGCACGCCCGTGGGCTTTGACCACGTGGCGCTGATCCGCGCGGTCGGGGTCGCGGCGCTCTGTTCCACCGTCGTTGCTAAGACGAGGTTCTCCGGCGCGGGGGGCAGCGGGCGCGCGGGACTGGCGAAGTCGGGCGCCTGCGCGGTGACGACCGACCCGACCGTGACGGGGGCGGGGAGACTGATTTGCTTGACGATGCGGTTCTTGCCCGGCATCAGAACAGCCTTTCCGCCGCGTAGTCGGCGCCAAAAATGTGGTAGGGCATCCCGACCTCCAGCCCCGCGAAGTTGTCGAGATAGATCGTCTTGGTCTCCACGAGGTTCGAGTCGGTCAGGCTCTCTTCATGCTCGAAGGTGTAGGCATAGGTCCGATGCCCATCGTCATCCGTTTCCATGATTTGATTGCCGTAGCCCAGGATCAGCGGCCCCTTGCCGGTCACATCCAGCACATCGCCCCGCCGCTTGAAGCGGTGCGGGTGAGCGCGGGTGAACTTCGACCAGTCATGCTGGTCATACCCGTAGACACGCCGACAGGCCCGGATGCGGGTGAAGGCGGTGGACGCCTCGATCGTGGTCTTGGTCGCGGTGAGCATCGCCCCGATCGCGTTCAGCGCCGCGTTCAGGGTCGTGGCGCTGGTGTTGGCGGGCCGTGGGAGGATCGGCGCGGGCGGGGTCTGGGCCGGGTAGCCCGCGCCGCCCGCCTCGGTCTGGAGGGTGATAAACGAATAGCGGCTGTCTTCGCCCAGGTTGTTGGCGACCGAGAGCACCTCACTCTGGATGCGCAGTTCCGCGCGGGTGCCCACGGCGATCGACGAAATATCGATAGGCACATTGATCTCATACCCGCCGGGGGTCCAGGTCGTGCCCGTATAGGCCAGGCTTCCACCCAGGTAGACCTTGATCCGCTCGGTCAAATTGGTCAAGATATTGGCCCAGCCCGCGATCCGCAGGATGCTGTTGGCGGCTGGCCGCAGCACACTCCCGGTGTACTGCGTGATGATGCCGGCGCCCGATCCGCTGTTGCCCAGATCGTTCCGCCCGTTCCGAAAATAGTGCGCGAGCGTCGGCAGCATCGGCACCATATTCATCCGGCGGTGCAGCCAGTCACAATCATCAGCGAGGATCTGGAGCTTATCCGGCGCGTACCCCCCGGTGAACGTCGGCGGCGCGGTCCAGCCGCTGAGTGAGAGCGGCGTGGCGTAGATGTCGTGGACCACGATCTTACTGGTCTTGTTGGTGTTCCCGCTGGTGTATACATCGATCAGCAGCAGATCGCCCGCGCCGTAGCCGCTCGCGATGCTGATCGTCTCGGTCCAGATACCCGCGAGCGTGACACTGGCCACCAGCACGCTATTGATGGAAATACTGAGGCCGCCCGTAGAGCCGCTGGCCGTGCCGGTGACGATCAGGCTCGTGAGGCCGCTGATGTACTTGAGTGACCAGCGGCCGAGCAGAAAATCCCCGCTTGGATGCGCGTCGTAGCTGGGGTTGCTCGCCATACTGTCAAAGAGCGGCATGTCGCGGTAGGCCAGGCCGTCGAGCGCAATCGCGTTCTGGCGGAGCAGTTCCACCACCTGCGAGACGGAGAGCGGAACGCCGGCAACCAGCGGCATGAGAGTTTCAACGGCAAACGGCATGCGACTCCTACCAGATCAGCTGCTTGGTCAGCCCGGTGTAATTCGTTGACCCGACAATAAAAAAGTCCCCATCCGCCGGCAGCCCCGCCACGCTGACTGCCTCATAGTGGTTGCGGCCGTTCGTCTGGTCGCGATCGAGGCCCGTGATCAGGAACGGCGCGGCAGACAGGCCCCACTCCGCGCAGGTGACATTGACCGTCTCGCCCTCGATCCGCAGTACATCGGGCGGGCAGTCGGTCAAATTAAGAATCATCCGCTCGTCCTTGTGGAGTGCCAGGGTCAGTTCGGCCAGGAACAACGCATGCGACCGGCTCTGCACGAACGGGTTGCCATCACAGACCGTGCGCTTGATCGGCGGGCGGTCGGGTGGAGTCTCCCCGACCGTGACGCTCGACGGCTCGCCCGCGACAATCGGCTCGCCGCTCAATTTGATCTTGGTGATCTGAATCGGGCGGCTACTCGCGTTGGTGACGGTGAGCGTCACGCGCTGCGCGGCCAGTGTCACGGTGTGGGTGTAGCCGCTGGCTCCTTGCGGCGCGCTCTGTCCGTCGTAGAAGCGCGCGACGATTGCTTTGGGGTCAAGCTGAGTGGCCGAACCGCTCGCGTATTGCAGGCTTTTTAAGGGCCATTTCGGCTCCAGGATAATCTCGATCGTTTCACCCGCCGGCACCTGGCGTACCGTGTCATCGCTCACGACCTCCTGGAGCGGGCGGGCCACACGCGGTTCATATGGGCAGACGACCAGATCGGCCTTCTGCCCACTCGTGAAGCGGTAGCTGGAGCCGGGTCCGAAATAGCCGCTGCTGGTCTGGTCGTAGGTCGCGGCACTCCGACTGAACGTAAACAGCGCTGACCCGCTGGGATAGGTGAGCGGCTGGATGTAGCGCACGACGCCATCCCGCGCGACATACACCTGACCGCCACAGGCTTCCGCCAGCAGCCCCAGTTGCTCCCAGAAGGATTCGCCTGCGAGCCAGGACCATTCGGGCGCGATCAGGCTGTGCTGGGGGACCGAGTAGTAGAACGCCGCATCCGGGTAGCTACCCGATTGCTCCAAGGGCCGCCCGCCCGACTGCCAGAAGCCCCAGTTGCCCAGGCCCGCCTGATAGCCCACGCCCGTGGGGTCTTCCTGGCTGGTCGTGGTCGTCTGGGTGAACGCACGTCGGCGGTAGAACGCCACACTATACCCGCGCGTGGTCGCGATCGTCTCGCGGGCCGAGACGCACGACAGGTGCGCGGTGGTGAGATTGCCCTGGTTGTCCCGCACGCTGCCCAAAAAGGTGCGCGTCGCGGCGCTGCCCGCGGTCGTGTACGTGATGCGAATCGGGGTGCTAGACGCGATCGTGATCCCCGTCGCGACCATGACATCCAGATCGGCGGTCAGATCGCCCGATGCACCGCTCGCGAGCGGGTTGTCGCTGTTGGTGGTGGTCGCCCCGCTGATCCGCACGCTGCCCCGCACCGTGGCGTTCGTGATGTCTACCCACGCACCGGCCGGCTTGACCTCAATTTGCGCGGTGACAGCGAGGATACTCATGGCTGCCTCACGAGCAACGTCACGGCCCAGTATTCCCGACCATCGGGCAGCGTGAACGCATAGGCGGCGCTGTAGTCGGTTTCCTCACACTGCACGGTGAGGGTCCCGGCTGGCAGCACCGCGGTGAAGGTGCTGGTCAGATCGAAGATCGCCCGCACCTGATCGCGCGTGTAGGTTGGACAGGGCTGATCCCAGGTCAGCAGGTAATCGGTTTTACTCCCGCGATCCACCCAGGTGCGCTGCCCCGCTGGTCCCTCGACGACTTCCCCGATCTTGCGCGGTTGCGGCTCCACCTTCGTGGGCGCCCAGCGCACCGTTGCTTCATCGCTGAAGACCGAGCCGGCGAAGGAGACACTGTTGAGGGTGACGGCGGGCATTACTGGACACTCCCCGGCGCCTTGCTCGCGCGCACCGCCCGCTCCACCGCATCGACGCGCCCGATCAGGAGGTCGAGCTTGCCACCCAGTGTGGTCGTCTGGGACTCGATCGCACTGACGACCGCCGCATCGAAGACGGCGAAGGCACCAGCAGCGGCGGCAGCCCCTGCTGGCAGCCCAGTCGCCGGGATGCTTGCGGCGGGTGTGGCGGTCGCCGCGCCACTTCCGCGTGGGCTCGTCTGGCCGTAGAGCCGCTGCTGTTCAGCCAGCAGGGCGTTGGTATCCCCGATCGCCTTCTGCTCACGCTCGGCCGCCGTGACGGCCCGATCGGCCTTGCGCTCGGCAGCAATCGCGTTACTGTCCTGCGCGCCCTGATAGCGGGTCGCCTCGTCGTCAATCGCCCTTTGGCGGTCTTGGACGAGCGCATCGCCCCGCCCTTCCAGTTGCTTGAGTTCTTCGGCCTGGCTGTCCTTGCGCAGTGCCTCCAGCGCCTTGAGACTGTCAGCCCGTTTAGTGTCGCCTTCCGCTTCAGCCGCTGCGATGGCTTTGGCCGCCTCAATATCCTGCTGGATCTGCTGCTGCCGGAGCGCCAGCCGATCGGCGGCCAGCTTGTGCTGCCCATCCTGGGCTAACTTTTGGCTCTCCGCGAACGCCTGCTCATAGGCCGCACTGTACCCTTGCGCCTCAGCGTCGCCCAGGTCCTTGCCCGCGTCGGCCAGGGACTTGTAGAACTGGTAGCGACCTTCGCGCTTTTTTTCTTCGTTCTGGCTCTGCTGCGCCAGGCTCTTGGTCTGAAAGTCGCGCTCGATGCGGAGCAGGTTCTCGCCATGCTGGCGCTCCAGGTCCTGGGCCTTCTGCTCATAGCTTGACTGGTTGGCGAGCAAACTATTGTTGAGCTGCTGCATATCCGAGAGGTGCCCCGCGCCGGTTGCACGGCTGCGCGTGCGGGCGCCCGTCTCCACACCGCTGAAGTGGGCATAGATCCGCTCGGTCTGATCCATATTGCGGATGCGCTCACCGATCGCGTCGGCACTGAGCGCCCCGCCACCGCCATGATCCAGCCGGCCCAGGGGTTTCGCGCCCGCACCGATCCCGCCACCCAGCGTGCTATTCAACTGAATCATCTGGTTGGCGGTCTTAGCCGCCTCGATCCGAACCGCCGCAAGTTGGCCGATGAGTGGGTCCAGCTTGCCGGCGGCGATGAGTGCGGCAATACCCGCCGCATCGATCGTTGGGTTCAGGGTGAGGAAGCTGTTGGTCGCCTCGTTGGCTTGCTCTTGAAGGATGCGGATCTGCTCGGCCTGGGCCTGTTTGGCGTCCGCATCAATCAGGCTTTGTACAGCGGATTGCCCGGCGGCGGACGCAAAGCCGAGCGCGGCCTCATAGGCCTGGATGTTCTCCTGGCGATCGTCGAGCATAATCGCCCGGTGGAGGTCAGCGGCGTTGGCCGCGTCGATCATCGCCCGACTCTGGTAGGCCATGCCGGACGCAGCAGCCAGCGCCGCATCCGCCTGGCCCCGCGCGGCCTGGGCCGCCGCGTCGATCCCCCCTGCCGCCTGGGTGGCAAGGCTCCCCAGATTCTGGTACGACTCGACCGCCGCGTTGACGGGCGCGGCCAGATCGAGCGGGATGCCTGTAAGGCCGCGTGTGGCGCTCTCGATCCCGCTGCCCAGGAGTTGCAAATTGTTCAGGAGCGGGTTGACCTGCGCGTTCATGTGCGCAAAGCCCTGGAAGCCCGCCCCTGCGTCGCCCAGGCCGATCAGGGCATTCGTGACGCGGCTGATGTCTTCGGCCCACGGTGCGATCTTCAGCGCGAGCAGGCCCCCGACTGCGGCCTTTGCATTGTCGATCGAGGCTTGCGCCCGGTCGAACTTCCCCGCCGCGTCATCCGCCGCGCCGCCGGTCGCCGCTAAACTCGCCCGTCCTTGCGCAAGCACCTCGTTGATGAGGGCCTGCTTTTTCTCGGCCTCGGTCAGCGCTGCGGCGGTTTTTCCGATGCTCCGCGCGTAGTTTTCGTTGGCGGTTTCGGCGCTGACCGTAATACCGAGGTTATCCAGGATCAGCGGGCTGGCCCGACCGAGCCCGGTAACGAGGTTGTCGAACGCCTGGCCGGTCGATAACCCCATCTTCTGCGCGCGGTCCCGCGCGATCTCCATCATGAGCGAGAACTCCGTTGCGGAGTCCGCCACACCGAGCAGGTTCGCGCGGTTCGCGGCAAGCTCTAAATTGAGATCGTTGATCTCGCCATGGCTGGCCGATCGGAGCGCAGTAATCAGCGCGCTCCCGGTCGTATGCGCCTGGGTGGCCAGGTCATCAAAGGCGCCGCGCGTCCGCTGTGCCTGCGCGCCCGTCTGGGCCAGCTCCAGCGCCGTACGGCCGAGCCCGACCACCGCCCCCACCGCACCGATCGTGCCGAGTGAGCCAGCCAGATTGCCGATCTGCCCGGCCAACCCCCCGATCTGCCCGCCGAGTTGCCCCGCAACCTGGCCGAACCGCTGCAAGCCACCCGTGCCATGCTCAATGCGCGCCGCCTGGGTCTGCACCGCCAGGCTCACCCGCTCGCTCGCATGGGCATTCTGCCCAAGTGCGGAATTCAGGATCGCGAGCGCCCGCGTCTCATCGCCCTCCGCCCGTGCGAGATTGGCCCGTGATTGGGCCAGGCGCAGCGCAGCGTCCGCTTCACGCTGGAGCTGTGGTGCGCTATCGGGGCTGGACGGGGCAGCAGGGCCGCCAGGGAGCGACGACGGGAGACGCGGCGCGGGCAAGGGCTTGTCCGCCATCCGCGCCAGTTCGGCATAGCGATGCTCAATATGCGCCGCGTCCTGGTCGAAGGCGCTATAGTTGATGCGGTAGACAGAAAAAGCGCTCCCGGCGCGCAGGCCCTCGCTCATCGCCTAGCCTCGCAAGGTCTTGGGCTTCCTCTTCTTTTCCGGGTCGGGATGCAGCCCGACCAGCAGCACCGCCTGGTCAATCTCGAAGGCGAGCAGCGGATCATCCACGCCGAGCAGGGCGGATGGCCGCGTCTGGTACTCCTTTGCCAGCAGGTGGAGCATCCTGAGTCCCTTCAGGGTTTTCGGCTGGGGGAGCGGTGCTGTTACCTTCGGGAATGGCCGGCTTTGGCGGCCCGGCCCAAAAAAAGCGGTTATAGATGTCCCAGAGGTCCTGCTGGGAGAGATCCGCCGGGCCGATCTCGCCAGGTCCCGGCTCGCCTTTCAGCCTCAATCTCGGCTCAACCAGGCAGAGCGCGGCAATCTCATAGACGCCGAGCAAATAGTCCTTCATCGCGCTGAAGTGCTGCTGAAGACCCTGTGCGGCGATTGCCCCCGCCCCTTCCAGCAGGCGGATAAGCGCTGCCTGCTGGGCACTGGGGATGACGCCGACCTGGGAGAGCAATTCGTACATATCGGGCATGCGGACCTGGACCACGCGCCCGCCGGAGAGCGTTAAAGTGTTCGTGAGTGGCATCTACTTCTCCCCGATCGCATAAAAGGCCCCGCCACTCGGCACACCCGGCAGCGCCGTGCCGGTGACATCAACGGTCGAGCGGACGGCGCCGAGCTTATAGACCATCTGCCCGCTCTTCTCGCCAGTCGCGAGCCCCGGCGCGCCGCCCAGCGTCAAGGTGCCCAGCATAATCCAGAGGCGCATGTCGATCCGGTCTTCAGCGCCACTGATGGCATTGCGGCGGATAGCGTACCCTTCGGCCCACAGGCCCGCACTCACGCCGCCCGTTTCCGCCGGCTCCCCAAAGTAGGTCATGGTGGTTAGCCCGGCGGGAAGGTTGGCGGTGACGGGCGTTTTGTTAAAAATGCGCGCCGCCGCCGCGACACTGAGGCAGTCGGTTGGAAGGGTTGCGGTCATGCCGCGCGTGACATACACCGATCGCTGCTGCCCGTCGCCCGCCCAGGTGATCGTCTGCTCCTCCGCTTCGATCTCGATTTTATTGGCGTAGAGCAAATCAATTTCGGCCAGGGTCTTCATGACGCCACTCCCGTTGCCCGTCAGCACCACCGCGCTGCCGCCGGGGGTGGCACCGATCTGGAAGCTGTCGGCGCCGGGTGTCCCGATCACATAGTATTTCGTGGAGGTCGTAATGCCGGTCGTGGTCGTGATCGACGAGAACGCGACCGCCGTTCCGGCGATGAGGCCGTGCGCGACCAGCCCGACCAGATCACCCGCGTCGGTGAACGTCACCGCGTCGCTCTCGGCGATCTGGACCTTGCCATCGGTGAGTTCGTAGGTAAACAAGTCCCCTGGTGCCATGTGCTACCCCCGTGTTGAAAAGGCGAACGCCACCCAGCGGCACGGCATGTTGCCGAGTCCCGGATCGGGTCGTTCGGGTCCAATATCGGTGACGAAGACGCGGCCGTAGACCGCATTCAAGAATTGCGGATAGGCCGCCTCGATCAGCGGCAGCACGCCGTTAATCCGCCAGTACAACTGTTCGAGATCGTCATAGATCCACCAGCGCCAGGTCGGCAGCCGCATCTCCATACTCGCGCCCGCGACCGCGCCACCTCGGAACGCTAAGAGCGGCCGGGCGGGCAGCGTGTTGAGGGTGAGTTGATCGGCATGCACGATGCTGCTGGCGCCGGCGCCTAACGCGGCCCGCACGCTCGCGCCGGCGGCGTGGTCATAGAGTCGATCAAAGCCTGCTTTTTGGATCGCCTGTAGGTCAATAGCCATGCGAGCAATTCCAGCGTTTCGCTTGTGATCTGTAGTTTTCCGGCTTTTGTTTCATAGGTGCAGTAGGTGCTTGCCATGGATATCCCTTCCTAGCGGTTGGAGCGCCCGCGCTTGACCTGATCAATCGTCAGTGTTCATCGCAGCTTCCCCGCGATCCCCTTGGCCGCTGCCGCCGTGAGTCGCATCGCGTGCGCGGTGAGCGTCGGTCCCAGGAAGTCTTGCGCGCCGGCATTTTTCGTGACGAGATCCGCGATGTAGTCGGTCGGGACGGTCAGCACGACGGCTGTTTCATCTGGGCCAATGGCCTCAACCACCTGGACCAGCACATGATCGGGGTTCAACTCGCGTACCGCCGCCGCTGCCGCATCCAGCGCGCCGCTCCCTGGTGCCCCCGCGCCCGCCACATACGCGACTGTGCCGGCCCGTGTGGCGCCCGTCACGCCCTGGTAGAGCGCGGTCACTTGCGCATCCGCTTGCATCGCCTGAGCGCCCTCGGTAAGCCCCTCCGCGCCGCCCTGCATGACCAGCTCGCGCATCCGTTGCAGCCCGCGTGTGATGTCCGAGAGATCGGTGGTCATCGCCTGGCCTCCAGGGTTCCAATGTAGAGCCCCGCATCCGTGTCCAGATCCATGATCGCGAATTTGTAGCTGGGTGTCGCCTGACTGGTCAGGAGCATCCCGGCGGTCAGGGCCTGCGCAACATTGTTTACGGTGAGCGGCGCGTAGAGCTTCCACACGCCACTCGGCGCCTGCTGCCCCGCGAGCGCAGCGGCCAGTTTGTCCGCTTCCTCACGCACGATGTAGGCGGTGACAGTTCCGCCCGCGCTCACTGTTCGTGGGCCGCTGACCCCACCACCGCCACTCGGTGCGCCCGTCACGGTCCAGAGTGCCCCACCCACGCCGAAGGCTTTGGGACCCGCCAGATCCACGTCGATCGTCGCCTGGCGCATCAGCGCTTCGGTGTCAGCAGGGATCGCAAACGGATTGGTCATGGCCGTCGCCGCCTCGGTCGCAGCGGATCACCCCGGTAGACCCGGCCCGATGGATCGCTTTGTCCGGGATAGTCCACCGCGATCGGGGTGGTTTTGGTCAGCTCACCCACCGCGCCGCTGCCGGCCGCCGTGACGAGGCCCGCCGCGACCGCCCGATCGATATCGGCCTGAACCGCTTGCCGCATCTTCAGCAGGTGTTCAAACAGTTGATCGAGCTTCACCTCTGTACCGTTGGGGTCCGTGAAGTCCGCTCCCTGGCGTGCCCGCGCGAGCATGAGATCGATCGCGTCGCGCCGAACGTAGAGCGCCTGGACCGGCACGCTGGTCTGATTATCGTTCGCGGTCCAGAGGGTCGTGATTTGGCTCGCCAGCGTGCCGGCCGCGTCATCCCCGACCTGGCCGATAATCAGTTGCTGATAAGCGCTCGCGTCGAGGGGCATAGCCTACCCCTTGCTGCCCTTGGGCGCTGGGCCTTTCGGGGGTTCCTCAGTGCCGGTGCCGGTGCCGGTTGCCAGCGCCTTGACCTGGCTGACTTGCAGCTGATCCACCTGGGATTGGAGTGCTGCGATCTGGGCCTGGAGCGCGGCTTGTGCTGCCGCCTCTTTGGCTGGATCGCCCGCCGCAAGCTCCGCCGCACTGGGCAGATCGGCAAGCCGCGTGATCAGCGCGCCGTTATGGAGGACACTGCCGCCGCCCTCGATTACGGCGGCCATCTGTTCGCGTGTGAGTACTGCCATTACTCCCTCGTTTCACGTAGCCGGGCGGGGTTGCCCACACCCGGCGCCCCTTCCATCAATCAGCCTAGAACGGCTCCCCGACCGCGATCAGGTCCCCATAGGTTCCAACCGTCAAGCGTGCGCTGGCTTGCAGCAGGTGCTTACGGGGGAAGCCGCGCTTGACCCCCCAATACACGACGCCGGGCGGGTTGAGGTTCGGGTTTGCGGCGGTCGCATAGGCCAGCGGGCCGCGCTGCATCCCGCCTAGGTTGCCGATCATCCCGGAGTCGACCAGATCGGCGACGATCGACTCGGTGACGACGCCGTTGGCGAAGTCCATCACGCTGTCCTGATTGTCGTTCGCGCTGCTGGTCAGGATGACCTGTCCGACCGGGTGGAAGGGCGCGCTGGTCTGTACGCCATTCGCGGCGGCGCTCCAGTAGCGACTGTCGTTCAGTTCGATCGTCATGCCCAGGGTCGCTTCCGCGAGCGCGCGTTGCTGAGTCAGGTTCGCGAGCGAGAGGTCAGAGAAGGTCAGTTGCGGCGGCAGAAACTGCTTCGCTTTGGCTTGGTATTCCGCCGTCGCGACCATATACCGAAAATCGGTCGTGGTCATGGAGACGCGATTGAAGGTAATCCCATAGCGCGTCTGGCCGATCAGGACCGCCGCCAGGATGTTATCAACCGGGGTCGCGCTGCCGGCCGTATCCCAGGTCGGTGACACGGTGATCTTGAGGTCCGAGGGCATGCCCCAGGACACATTGACCATCTTGATGCCCAGCCGATCGTAGCTGAAGCCGTCGAGCAGCATCGCGATCAGCAGCGCCTCCTGGCGCCAGCGGATGCCGAGCAGCAGGTTATCGATCGTGCGCTGCTCGTAGCCGGTGAAGATGCCCATATCGTTCGTGACGGTGCCCTGGAGCGATGCCAGTTGATTGAGCATCTCCTGACTCATCGCAATGCCGTGCTTGAGGTTCGGCACCGCGGTCGACTCGAAATTAAACTTGCCGGCCTGATAGACCACCGCCGCCGCGTCATCCGCGATCAGATCGGCAATCTGGACCCGCCCGATGAAACGGGCCATGATCTCACCGTCCACCGCCGGTACATCCCCGATGCGCGACGACCAGGGCAGGGTGCCGGGCAGTTCGCGCGCGTCGGAGAGCGCCTGCATGATCGTATTGACGCGCACCGCCTGGAGATAGCGCAGATTTTCAGCCATAGGTACGGCCCTCCTGACCGCGAGCAACCCGCCCCGAGGCGGTGACTAAAGGTCTACAAATTGGATGCGCGGAAAGGCCGCCTCAAATTCCGCTGCCGTGGGCTCATTCCCGCCGATCGAGGTTGGGTTGGCGCCGCCGATGTTCAGCCGCGCCCGCCACACCCGCCCGCCGTCGAACACCCCCGGATGATCGGTCGCTTGCGTGGCGAGCCCGACCGGGCCGAGTTCGGTCAAACTCTCGTTCAGGATATAGCAGCGGCCCCGCGCCAGCGTCTGCCGTCCATCGGTCGCGGCGCTGCTGAACGGCCCGTAGGTTCCACTGGCCGCGCCGGCGGTCGGGGTCGCGACCGTCGCGGTACTCGCGCCGCCGGTCAGTCCCGTTACGGTGGTCGTGAGCGCCGTGACATCGCCCCCGCCCGCAGGGAAGGTGATCACATACGCGCCGCCCTGGAGGTTGGCCAGCACCAGCCCGCCCTCCAGCACGCCGCCGTCACTGGTCAAATCGTTCGCGATCTCCACCTCGATCGCCCCCAGCGCGGGCGCGAAGACCAGTGTGTACGGCCCGCCCGCGCTGCCCGTCGCCGCGACGCCGCCGGTCCCGATGATGTCGAGCGCCTCGATCGCCGCATCCAGCGTGGTGGTGGAGGCGACATCCCAGGCGATCCCCTCAACGAGCCGGCTTTGCCCGCCGCGTGTGATGCGCAAGCTGAAGGTGCCGCCGTCGGTCCCGGCCTGTTCGGTGATGGTCCAGCGGTTCCTGACCTTCGTGACAACCACGCCCGCATAGGCGCCGCCCAGTGCCCGAATTGCGGCCTGCACGGTCGCCGCGCTCGCGTTATAGGCCAGTGCGGCGGTGGTCGCTGCGTTGCCACTCATCGTGAAGTCGCCGCCGGTCGCATCCACTTGAATAGACTGGACCTCCTGGACCGTCCTCTGACACAGGATGGTCCCGAATTCCAGGCCCTTGGCTCCGGCCGCGATGATCGTGCCATCGGTCAGGGTCCGCGCGGTCACTTCGGCGGTGATCGTGGCCCAGTCGATCGTGATGCCGCCGGCCTTCCACTCGGGGCTGCCATCGGCAGACACCCAGACGGGAATCCCGGTCGTGCCCAGTACGCGCCGTCCATAGGTATTCGGCATAGATAGGTTCCTCCCATTTCCGCCACTGTGGCGGATGTGCGCGCTACCGCTTCTTGCTGCTGCCGTTCTGCCGCGCGGCGAACGCCTCCGCGTCCGCCCGTACCTTCGCCAGTTCCTCATCCTTCGGCGCGGCGTTGGTGAGCGCGACCCCCTGCGGACTGGCGCCCAAAAGATCGCGCGGCATGCTGCTGGCGGGTCGCGCGCGATAGGCGGCCTCCAGCAGCGCCACGCAACTCGGCTGCCCGTCGTCGCGCGGATGGCTCGCGTCCACTTCCGCGAGCCGGCTGTAGAGGGCGACGATCGCCGCCTGCTCAGCGGGGTAGGCGCGGGCGGCACCGAGTTCGGCTGATGCGAAGGTCTGCGCATCCTTCTGGATCTGTTCGGCTTTCACCCGCGCCAGTTGCTTACGCAACTCGGCGTTCTCGGCGGCGATCTGCTCGGCGCGGGGATCGGGCGTGGTCGGTACGGACGGGGTGACAGCTTGCGCGGGCGGCACGACCTCAGCAGTCGCCTCTGGAACAATCCCCGCATCCTTCGCTCCGCCCCAGAAGCCAGACCAAAACCCCTTGGAATCAATTGGCGGCATAGTAAACCCCTCCTGTGTCGCGCGCACGGGCGCGCCTGATAGAGCAAACGTGCGCGTCGTGCGCAGATTCGGCATGGTGAGCGCTCCGCTCATCAACATACGGATCGCGCCCTCTTCCGCCCCGACCGTATCCGCCAGCCCCGCCGCAACCGCCGCCTGACCGATCAGCAGCCCGCCTTCGACCGCGAGAATCTGGCGCGGGTCAAGGGCGCGGTTGCGGGCCACCTTCGCGATAAACACCTCGGTCAGCTCGTCCGCAATCCGCTGGAACTCCGCCCGCCCGGCGTCGGTGGTCGGGTCGGGGCGTTTCTTGGGTGATTGTGAGGACACGAACTCGATCCGGTAACTGGGGCGCCGGGTCGGGTCCGGCACGCCGATCACGGTCCCGATCGAGCCGAGCATGGCGCCATCGTCCACCACGATCGAGTCGCACGCACTGGCGATCCAATAGGCCGCGCTGGCGCCATAGCCCTCCACGTAGGCCGCGATCGGCTTCCGCCCGCGTGCGGCATAGATCGCGTCGCTGAGTTCGTTAATGCCGGTCGACTCGCCGCCAGGGCTGTCAATCGCGAACAGGAGCGCGGCGACGGCGGCATCGTCAAGCGCCAGATTCAAATCGCGCATGAGACTGTCGGTCGTGACGCCGCCCGATACCGCGGTGAACATATCGGCGTAGCGGTAGATCGGCCCGTCGATCGGGATGTGCGCGACGGAGCCCCGCATGGTCATCCGCCCGCTGTCCTCTCGGCGCTTGCCGCCCCTGGCTGCCAGCGCGGTAGGGCCGTGCATCCGGCGCGCGATCTCATCGTCTGGGAGCGGCTCACGACTGGCGATCGAGAGCATGGCCTCCAGCGCCTCGGATGTGATGCACCAGGGAACAGACAGCGCAAGATGGTACAGATCGCCTGTCATGGTTCGATCGAACCAAGTGCCGCTAGTTCCGACTGAAGGAAGCCATCAAACCACTCACGAAACCTTGTCTTCTCGCGCTCAAACACCTCATCAAATGCCACTCGTTCCCGCTCGGTCAGTTGAGCGCGAAACAACGCAAGATTGAGGCGAATTTGTTCGGGATCTATCTGGACTCCAGGCATGTCACCCCACTGAAACATCGACTCACCCTCCTTGTTCGTCTTTAGCCCCCGGACGAGGGATTTCGTAAAATAACGAACGCTCAAATGTACGTTGTTCATCGGGGGACATATGAGATATCTCCGCGTTCATTCGCTCAATTGCCCCCACAAGATTCAGAAGTGACTGCCATTCCTGGAGTGGGAACGCCGCCCCGTAGGTCGCGCCGCAATTTGGACACGTCCAGTTGTGGTGCTCGTCCACATAGCAGTTGACTGGCGCATCGCCCACGCCGCACCCGTGCTGAACAGCAACGAGATGTTGCCCGTTTCGGTTGACAACCCATTGTTTCTCATCCATTGCCATCTTCCTCAACGAGTGGATCTTGCCCGCCTTGCTGCTGCCCATCCTCCGGCGCTGGCGCCGGCTCATCGGTCAGCACGCGCGGCGGCACGTTGACTCGCCGGTCAACCGCCGTCAGTTGACTGGGGTGGAGGGTCCAGCCCGCGAGTGCGAACGCGGTGATCAGCTTCGCCGCGTCTTCGGCCTGCACATCGCCCAGACTAACCAGCGGGGTGAGACTCGCGAGTTTGTCGCCGTAGTTGTAGCGCACGAGGTTGCGTAGCACATCGCGCCGCAACATCCGGCAGATCGCGCGCTTGGCCTGGCGGAGCAACGTGTCCAGTGCGTCCTGGTGGACCCCCGCCTGCGCGCGGCTGGCGTACTCGCCTTCGCCCGTCGCGAGCGTCTGGGTCGTGATTGCCATCCTGATCTGCGCGTCATAGAGCGCAAACGCATTGATAAACGCCTGGCCTTCGCCCTGACTGAAGAGCAGATCGATCAGCGTGTCGTGTGGTACCGCGATTGCCGATCCGTTCGCGAGCGCGATCAGTTGTTTGAGCAGGGCCTGGGGGGCGGTCAGGGTCTGCCCGGTCGCGGGGTCGATCTCGTCTCTCGCGCCCGGCGCGGTCGTGCCGACGACGATCGCGCTCGCGAACTGCGCCAGGTACTTCAGGAACTCTTGCCAGGTCTGCTGCTTCAGCCACCATGGCCAGTAGGCGGGCCGTAGGTCGGATGACCCGCGCGGGTCGTTGTTGACCGGGCGGCACGTCGCCACCATGAACTTCTGGCGCTCGATGAACCGCGTATCCGTGGCCACGTCCACGAGCTGGCCCGTCGCGACCATCGGCCCGCCCTGCTGGCGACCGAGGAAGCCGATCGTGCGCATGGCGCTATCGACGACGAAGGCCAGCGACTCGCGCGGCTTGACGGTGAGACTGCGCAGCACGGCCCGACCAGGGAGCGGCGAGCGGTCGAAGGGGTGATAGGTAATTTCCGCCACTCGGTTGCCCAGCGCCATGCTGCCCAGCATGTCCCACAACACATCGTCAAGCGCGGTTTCGAGGTCCTCAAGCACGGGATTGCAGAACGCGACCAACTCCACCGCCTGGTCGTACCCGTCCGCGCCCACCTCGTCCACGGCCGGCGAGAGCGTCACCCCATCCTCAAGGATGGCAGCCCGCATCAGGATGTCGCACGCCGCCACCTGGCTGTCGTCAAGCATCCGCTCGTAGAGGTCGGGGCCGAAGTCCTGGGTGAGGTCGTCGATCGCCCAGGGAAGGGCTAGGGCGCGCGACTGCTGGCCGCGGTACCACCAGTAGCCGCCGCCAACCACATACTCGCGGTCGCGGGCCGTGGCCTTGCCGTTCTCGGTTGTGGCCGTATCGGTCATAGGATACAAAAACGGCGAGCCGACCCCAGAGGGGTGCAACTCGCCGCAGCTTATTCAGCGGGGGCGCTGATGATCTTCAGTTGTTCGATGGCGGCTTCGTCGCAACCCTGACCGGCCAGGAAACTAGGGCCGCCACCCAAGAGTTAAAATGTGGGCATTGGTAGCGCTCGCAGGAATTGAACCCGCCCATCAAGGGTTATGAGCCCCCGATCTCCCCAGGAGGAGCGCATCGGTTGCGGCGCCGGCGCGAATAGCTCACACTATTCAAACCATCCGCGCCAGCGTCACCCACGCCTGTCTGCTGATGCGTTACTCGCGCGTCACTCGCGGCTCTGCGCGACATCAGCACACCTATTCTAGCACGTTCTGTCAACGTCCGCTAGGGGCCGCGCTTCTGCCGGCGCATGACGCGGTTCGGCAGTGCCACTCCCCGACCGAGCCGCCGATCGAGCGCGCCCGCCGCATGGATGAGCGCCCGCTGGAGTTGCATATCGATTCCTGGCGCCTCGATTGCCCGATTGAGCGACGTTGCCGCCTGCATGAGCGTGCGACGGAGTTGGGGATCGTACATGGTTGTTTGTTCGGGTTGCTCGATCATCACCGCCTCCGTTGCTGAGTTGCCCGTGCGAGCGCGGGGCGTTGGCCGCCCACGGCGGCCGCTCCGCTGACTGCTTCCTCATTCGGGAACAACTCGGTCATGGCCCAAACTTTGGCATCCATCCGATCGGGGCTGTCCTCCCCCGGTACCCAGGTGCAACATTGATCTTCCAGTTCCGGGTGCGCCCCGACGTAGTGCGCACGTGGGGGCTTCTGCTCCCACAGGAGCGCGATCGGTTCCGCGCGAGTCTGCTTCCCCCGGCTGGCCCACACCAGTTCGACCGGAAGGTTCGCGCCCCGGATCGTGATGCCACCCACATCCGCCGTCGCCTGGCGAATCACATGCGCGACCATATCTCCGCCGTTATTCTTCTCCGCGACGATCTTGTCGGCTTTCTCGCGGATGTAGGCCGTAATCACCTGTGCTGCCCACTCCGCCGGCGACCCCTGGAGCGAGTAGTCGGCCAGGATGTAGCCATGCTCGCTCGCGTCCTTGCCGCTCACCACGATCCCGCACTCCGCGCCATCCGCCGATCCGGGCGGGTCGACTCCAACGACGATCCGCGTAAGCAACGGTGCTACCCGCACCCGCGACGCCTCGATCAGACTCCGGGTCCAGAGCGCGCCCGGTACATCGTCGAGAATCTCCGCGTCCAGCTCCTGGCGGCCCAGGCGCGTGCCAGCGTACTTGTGGATGACCCGCTGAATAAACCGCTCAGAGACATTTGCCCGATTGAGCTGTGTTGATAGATTTTTGGTCGGTCGCACCGTTTGCGGATCGTCTCTGAGCGCCAGAATGAGCGGGATCGGGCGAGGCGTGGTCGTGACGACCGCGCGCGGGTCGTTGCTCGAGCGGAGCCCCATTTCCGTGTTATCCCACGCCTCTTGCGGATAGCGCCACTTCGCCAGCTCATCGGCCCAGACCGTATCGTGCTGCGGCCCGCGCAGCTGATCCGGTGCATCTCCGCTGAACGTGGTAGCGATCTGTCCATCCGGCCAGGTCAGGCGGCGCTTTGATGGTTCGTACTTGGGCCGATTCCAGGCTGGGCAGACGGCCAGCAGTCCCGAATCGCCTTCGACCAGGACATCGCGCACATCGGCAGCGGTCTGCCCGATGAGGGCGATCCGGTGCGCCCGACCCGTCTCCACTCGCCAGCGGACAAACTCCGCGCCGGTCCTGGTCTTGCCCCAGCCGCGCCCCGCGAGTATCAGCCAGATGTACCAGGCGCCAGGCGGTGGCAGTTGCTCCTCCCTGGCCCAGAGTGGCCAGTCGTAGAGCAGTGTAAGTGCCGTTCGCTCATCCAGATCCGCCAGGAGGTCAGTCAATTCCGCCTGTTTCAGCGTCGGCAGCACGGCGCGTAAGCTTGTTAAGGAGTCGGTCGCGAGCATCCGCTATCTCGATTGGTGCGCCGTCCTTGCCGGTGTGTTCGTGGCGCTCGACGAGCAACCCGTGATGCTTGGCGAGGAGCGCTAAGGCGGCCTGTGAACTGTACGCCTTGATCTCTGGCTCGCCCCACTGATTCCATTTGACTTCCTTGAGCAGGTGGAGCTTGCCCCGATCGCGGGCCTGCTCCCAATCGAGCGCAACGATCAGGCGCTCAACGGGGAGTGGGTCCTCCACCCACTCAACTGCCTTGGGATCTTCCGGTGTTGGGCACGGGACCGCTTGGCGCGGGTGGTAGCTCACGCGCTCGATCCGAAGAAAGTCTTCCAGGGAGCCGCCAGCCTGTTCACTCAACAGCACGAGCACCTGATCGGCGCCCATCTTCAGTTCGGCCAGGCGGGCCTCGATCGCCGCCTGAACGTTAACTTTTGTTAACAGCCGAGAGGCCTGCTCCTTCGCGGTCTTCGTGGAGTAGCCCGCCGCCCGCGCCGCCGCCGCGCCGTTCCAGCGCGCTCTGCCGGTCAGGTAGTGCTCGACAAAGGCGCGCTCGCGATTGGTGAGCTTCTTTTCAGGCTCACCCCCCGCCATGATGCGCCCGCCCCGCCTTCGTGAGCTTCGTGACGACCTCGCCGGGCGCCAGAGGGGTGAGGTACCCGACCAGCCCAGAGATAAGCGCCGTGATCAGCACCGCGCCCTCCTGGTCGATCTCAACGCCCGCATAGCGCCGGAGCGCCCAGAAAACCAGAGCGGACAGCAGGCCGGCGATCGTTGAAAAGCTGACTTTGCGCAAAGGAAATGCAGAAGCTGGTGTCATTGATTTGCTCTTTCATGTGCGGCAGCCAACGCGGCAGCGGCATCAGCCGCCACCTGCGCAACTGCGCTGGCTGCCGCTGTTGCTGTTTCAGCGGCCTGGCGGGCGACGCGCGCCGCCTCAACCGCGGTTGCGACGATCGCGTCCTGCTGCCCTTGCGCGGAGAGCGCCGTGCCCTCCAGTACACCCTTCGCGCGCTCCTGCTCTGCCTGCGCAGCCATAAAGGCCGTCAGGCGCGAGTTGAGATCAACATGGACCTGATAGAGGCCGATGGCGTTCTGGGCTGAACGCAACAGGAGCATGAGTCCTGCGGTAATCCCGCCGACGTACACAATGATCCGCTCGGCCAGTGCGGGATTGTCGGGCAGCAGGACCGAGGTCACCACCATCGCCGCGACCGTCACGACTGCCAGGGTCGTAATCGCACCGATCAGCACGACCGAGATCGGCAATGGGGTGCGGGGCGTGGAGTTTGTAAGCCTCATCGAACCCTCTTTCGCGCCAGCGTATACCGCAACTGCGAGCCGTCCCTGACCTTCCAGGCGTCGCGTGTGACGATCAGGGCGCCCGCCTGGACCAGTCGCCGCACGTGATAGTCGAGCGTCTCCGGTTTGTCCGTGTTGCCCAGGACCGCGCGGAGTTGCTTCTGGGTCAGTGTGCCGTGGGCCTCGAAGGCCGCCCGCACCCGCCTGCGCGCTGGTGATTCGGTTCCCTTCCGCACGCCAGTCATAGCATCCTCACTTCCGCCGGCGGATGGCGACGATCACCAGACTAAAAAGCAGCAGGCCGACGACCAGGAAGAGTAGGATGGTCTGCTCTCGGCTCACAGCCGGGTCCGCCGGCCGACGAGCCACATGAGCAGCAGCAGCGCGCTCGCGTTCGCCGCTACGGCCGGCCAGACGTACATCAGCCGGGACTCGATATGCGCGCGGTAGGCGTCGGTTTCCTGCTGCCGCAGCACCCGATCGGATGCATCGCGCTTGTGCCCCTCTTCCAGCTCGCGCTTGACCCCCGCCACCTGGCTGATCAGGTCCAGGACCGCCACCATGATCAGTCGCTCGTGGTGGGACGGCGGGATGGTGTCGATCTTGGCCAGGGATGCCCGCGCCTGCTCCAGATCCTCCAGGACATGCGGCGGCACGTCGATCCCGTATTCCGCTGCTCGCACTTCCAGCCGCGCGATCCGTCGCGTGAGGGCGCCGCGCAGATCGTCAACGTAGGCGTTGGTGCCGTTGCTCACGACGGGCCGCCGACGGTGCGCGCCCGTTCTTCCAGCGCGTCGAGCCGCTCCTT